CCACAAGCCTTCTTCTATCAAATATTTTCTTTCAAGTTCTTCTTGAATAATTTGACGAAGTCTAGTTTCAGTTATTAACTTGCCGCCGATTACATTTTTCATCACTAGTAAATATTATAATCTAAAACTAATTTCTACGGCTTTCTTTAAACGATCATTAAAAATATCATACCAGTCCAGCGGTTTGGCTTCGAATAAGGCTTTTTCAAATTCAGGTTTTGACATATTACCAGGATCACCCCATGGCCTGACATCAACAACTACTACGTCAATATCATATTCTTGAAGTTTTTTAACAATCTTAGGGGTTTTTTTGTTCCACATGTCGCCATCAAGAGATAGGGCGACCGGCGTGTTATGTAATAATATTTTATTAAGTATTTCATGACGCTCGTCGAGATCAGAACCCAATAAAGCAGTTGAATTTTCAGGACACTTTACCATATCGAATGGTCCTTCGCATAAAACTAAGCGCTGTTTCCAGTCTATGTTAATTTCGTTAAAAACGACAGGATTTTTATCAACGTCTGGATTGTCGTATTTGGGTTTGCGGTCCTTGTCTATTGCTCTCGCTACAAAATAATTTAAATTACCTTGGAAATCGAAGGATGGCATTAAAATTCGACGCTTCCATCTCGGCTCATCCGACACACCAAACTTGAAATACCACGCGTCCTTATCAGTTAAGCCTCTTGAATAAATGTAGCGCCATGCAGCTTTAACATCAGGATCAGTATCACTAGCCAATGTTAAAAGCTTAAAATCTTTTGGTAGTTCAATTTTTTGAACTATCTCTATATCAGCCGTAACTGGAGAATTACTGCGACCTGTAAATTCTCTATATAGATTAATGTGTTCTTGCGAACCAAACTTTTTTAGAAGTGGAATTAGAGTTCGAGCTTTCCATCCACAAACCCAACAATGATTCGCATCATTATCAGTTCGAATCGCTAACTTCTTTTTAGAAGTGTCCATCGGTGCGCAAATAGGACATCTAACATCGAAATTTTTTCCATTGCTAGCTAAACGTCCGCGCCCGAAAATAGATTCGTAAAATTTTATTTTATCTGTTAGCGAATGCACTCGTGTTTATAGTAACATAGCGAAAGCACGTTTTTCATTTTTGCATTAAAGATATTGCACGGGCGATAACGAATGCATCGGTCGCGTCGCGGGACCAATCTACCGCGCAACCGTTCTTTTTTGTTGGCCATTGTACGTGTTTTAGGTCGTGCTCAGACATGTACTTGAAGACTTGTTCTTTTCCACTCATGCCTGCCACAGAGGTTTTTTGCATCTTGATTCCGCAGAGTTTTCTGGCAGAAGACGCTGCGATATATTCTGGATCAACTTTAAATATTTCCCTGGAGATATAGGAAACAATTCCGTTAAATCTCATGAGCGTGGTTATTGTTGCTGCAGAAGACATTCCAGTTCGAAATCCCATTAATGGTTCTTCAAGGGCAACCCTATAGTTACCCGGGTGTTTTTTTAACAATTCATAAAATTCAAAAGCAATTAGGTCAGCTTTGTCCCATAGCGTTTTGCATCTCTTGAATTCAACTCTATCTAGGTGCGTAATATGAGACCCGGAATCATTAGGAATAATGCGCGTATCCAGGATACATACCCCAGTAACTGAAGTTGAAACGTCTAAACCGAGTATGTACTCTTGCATCCATTGATTCTTATCACCAGGATAGCTTTAGTAAAATTAATTTAAAGTAAACCTATATCCTTTAATTCTATTTCTGTCAATATTTTATAGTCAATATCGTGTTGCGTGCACCATTCTTTTGCTGCTCTTATTTTCTTTACTACTAATTTTTGTTGTAGTTTTCTCGAGGGCTTTATTTCAATCACTACTTTTTTTCCGTCGGAATATTCTACTTGGAAATCGGGGTAGTATTTTCTAATTTTTTTTGTTTTTTGATTAGAAATATATTCAATTATTAGTTTTTCGTAAGACCACTCTACGACGTCGGGATTAGCATCGAGATGTTCCATATACTTTTGTTCCCACCCCGAACGATATTTGCAAAGTTGACCAGTTTTTACTGAAGTATATTCGCCTCGATGGTAACGACTTTTTCTTCTTCTTTTCTTTTTTTTATTTGACATTTTACCAATCGAAAGCGATTTTAAATAATAGTTTTTCGCCTTCGCGCTTTAAAACCGGTTGTGCTAATTTTGCTTTAGCAACAACATTTAAGTTTTCATCGTGGAAATTAACGTCGGATATATAGACAAACGTGTCAATATCCCAAGGATCTACAGAGGCGCTTATTTCATTTTTTACCTCTGCGAAGGAAGGATTCGATGAAGAATTTAAATAACCTTGTGGCGCTAATATTTCATATTTCGAAGAATAGAGTTTTTGTTCACCCTTAAAAGACATTTCGTAATTATTTTTGCCAAAGAAATATAAATGTGGACTTTTAATAACGATTACGCCTTCATTATAAAAAATATTTCCTACGCAATTTAGCTTGTTGTGGGGAGTTAAAGCATCTGCGCGATAAAGATTACCTATGCCATCGTCTTTTAAGGTTATAGAAATTCTGCTATTAGAACCTGACAAAGAAGTATCTTTTAGCGTAAATGTGCCTGGCAAAATTTTGCTGCCATAAAAAAGATTACTAATATCGAAAAAAGTAACTTGATCAGATGAAGGATCTTTTAGTCTTTGGAATATCGTCAATGGATATCCTGATACGCTACCCGACGTATTGGCATAATTAGAAAATGCAGGACCCGGCGGAAGACCAGGTTCTTCTGGGGAAAATCCAATTAACTCTTTTATAAATTGAGAACCTGACGCTTCGTGCGTTTTACTAATTAATAACGAATCAGCATTGACCAGATTATCAAGATTAATTGTGCTTAAGTCTTCTCTTCCAAAAAAATCTACGTATTTCGTTCTATCTTCTGAGCTTAACAAACCATAGTTTGGATAAAAATTACCTTCGTCACAAGGTAATATAGTTAAGTTTCTTTTCTTCACAAAAGAACTTTTATATAAAATGTCATTTGCAGGCTCTGCCGAAGTCGTATAATCTATCGCAACGCCTGTTAGATGATGTAATCTTGGAAATACATCATTAGCAAAATCTTTTGCAAAGTTTTCTAAATTAATATAGTGACCAGCGACAGAAAATGCCATACCTACATTGAATGGATCGTCTGTAGTGCCATCTTGTTCTTGAAATGGCGTGAATAATACGCCTCCATGACCTCCGATATATTTTCTAGTAGGCGAATTTTTCGTAAAGAAAGGTGGACAATAAAAGGCAACGTTCGAATCTAGCGTCGATAGTCCACTACCTGATGTGTTGACTATTTCGCTGTTAGACATGTATGTCCTTTTAATAGTCAATTCATGAACTTCCGCTTTTAAAGGGTGATTAAATGCATAATTGATAGGATTGTCAATAACACCACCCGTGTTAGTCAACTCTTCTAATCCTTCTCTGTCTGCGACTACATCGCTAAAAAATAATAATTGACTTGAAGCCGCAGAGTTGTTACCTTCGTAATAATTGCCCACGCATAAAACGCGTGGGTCACTTCGCGTAGTATAAACTTTTGGCATTATAGTTCCTGAAGGAATTACGAATTTACCTACATCGACGCCATCGATGTTAAAAGAGCCAGTTCCTTCGTTGACTAAATTAGTACCCCAACGCACTACAACTCTATGCCAATTATTATAGCTTAAAGCGTTATCGTCTGATAAGAATATTAAATCATTTGGGTATACACCAGGAATAGATTTAGATGGCGATATATCTGCGCTATGACTAAGCTGTAGTTTAAGCCTAAAGCCTTTGGGAAGACCGTTTTCGTCTTTTAGTGAACCAGTTATTAAGGATAGTGCATAACTAGACGATAAATGAAATATTGTACCAGCTTTAAAGTGATCAGCGTCTATCGAGTCTTCGCGGTACCTAGGGTTAATTCTAAAATCAAAAGAAAAGGCTCCTGATATAGCGTAAGTTCCAGTAACATAGCCATCGTGGGCTGGCAACGTTTGGTTTTCTACCGACGGATATAATAAAACTGATGATGTCGGAATTCCTGTCGTCGTAAAAAAATTCAACGTATTATAGTTCGTGTATCCCCATCCCGCGCTAGGGTATTGAGAACTATAATAAGGCATCAATATTTCTTTTACGTTTAGTTTTCTAATCGTATTTGATGTAAATTGAGGAGTTGGAGTAAATCTGTTTATCTCAATTTTCTTTTGTTTTTTTGCGGAGATAGATTGATTGTTTACTTTGTCAAAATATGTCTGAAGCCCACCCAAGAATGAACTACCTGGTAGTAGCGATTTAGCTTTTAAACCTAATTCGACGCGAAAATTTTCAAGATTTTCATCATTGGAATACGAGGCAGAAAAATTAGTTAATGGAACTGGCTCTTTTTCAATTGGCGATCTTCTAGCAAATAATTGTAAAGAGCCCGTTGCGCCATTAATCGACGAAGATGTATATTGTCTTTGAGGATTAATTATCGTAGTAAAAAATTCTACGTCTTCTGGCGTAACGGGTAATAAAGCCATTGCATCGTTCCAGCGTGCTCTTATCAGAAGTCTAATCTAACTCTAAAAGTTAAATCTCTTTCAGGACTTTTCTCTACGGGTCTGCTTAGTTTTGCGACTGCCAGTAGATTATTACTTCCATCATATAAACCAACGGTAGTAACATAAGTGAAAGTATCTTGAACTCCTTCTTGGCCTTCGTCAATTACTACAATACGATTATTTGTATCGACGAATGTTGGATTAGAAGAATAGTTGAATTCATCCGCGGGTGCTCTACAATATATTAACGTGCTATTAATATTGGTTACGTTTTGGAACGTTATCGCTGTTAATGAACCTGATTGAAATCTCGCAGAACAAAGATGATCTAAAATATTGTCCATGCTGCCAGACATAATGAAGTCTGGAATGAACTTAGATACTCTTTCTGTGGCCGTGCCAGGGCCACCCAACATTGTAGTTCCTGTCGGCGTCATTGCATCAATTGCGCCCGACATAAATTGACTACCCGATGTAATTTGTGCCAAATCTAATATAGCAATTCCAGCATCGTAGAACATCAAACCAACTTTTCTATTGGTGTTAGATGAATCAACTATGGTTCCATACTGTCCGCCGAAAGTAGTAAATCTAGCATCGTTTGAGCCGATGTCAGTAAAAATTGTTGAACCAGATAATGATGTCACGTTTAGATTTGAAACGCCATCAGTATCAGTCGTAGGGGGCATGTCGGTGCTACCAGAGCCTATCTTCGTTACGTGCGATGCAGTTTGATAAAAACGCATCGCAAATGTTTCTCTTTTTATTTGATCTCTCGCGAATAAACGCTTAAATGCTATAAACATCGCTGCGTCGATTGTGTTTTGTGTAACATTTACTTGCGCTTCTAACGGTACCTTAAATAAAGAGCTACCTGAACCCAATAACGTTTGAGCAAATTGTCTATAAATTTCTCCTTTTTCGCGAGCCATGAGAGAACTACTCGCGAACAACAATTTGCCTGATGCATCGGTACCCGTTTTGGCAACATCTAAAATTCCATTCGTATAACTGGGCGCTAATCCGACTGTGATATCGAAAATTGGATTTGCTGTTTGTAAGGTAAAATCTTGATCATAAACAGTTTGAAACAAAGATGACGTGATACCGGGGCCAACGCCGCCTGTAACAAAGTGTTGATATTTTCTACGCGATGTAGAGCCGCTAATGTCCTCTTGAAGAACATCGATTAATTGATTCAAAAAAGACTTTGCGGTTTTTTTATCGGTTGTTGTTAGCTCACGAAACGTTGCCATTAGATTTATTCCTTACAATTCAATTACTATAAATGTTAACAGGTACGCTTATCGACAATCCTGAACTTTGTCCAACTAGTTTTACTGAGGTCGATATTACGTATGGACCACCACTGGTTAATTGTCTACCATACGTCTGGAAAGAGTTGTTGGTTATTGACTTTGCAACCAGCGTTATCGAAACTTTTCTTTGTCCACTGCTTTCTACTGTTACGGTTCTCGTCGTTTGTGCTGTTCTCAAAGCATCTTGCGAAACCTGCCCAGGTATGTTATTAACGCTATCGATCGACAAGAATAAAGACGGATAATATACGTCAAAATTGCTATCGGCAATATTTGGATCTAGGGTCGATGAATCACTATCACTATTTTTTTGTACGACGCTAAAAGCGAAAGAATTAGATTGCTTTAGATCGACTGTCGATGTGCTTGAGTCTAATTGTAGTTTCGGCAAATATACTAAAGGTACTGGTACGGATACTAGCTTATACTTAAGAGCAAGATTTTGATTTGTTAGAGCTTCAAACACTGGCGTATTTTTTTCTATTTTTTCTCTACCAATCGTTCTGCCGTACTTCGTAATAATACCATAATTTACTTCGTCGTCGCCGAATGAAAATTTCGTGATATTAAATGAACCATTGTTTCGCGCTAGTGCTTCACGACCGTAATCGGTTAACACCGCATCTAAAATTATATTATTCGTAGAATTGTCTAACCAGCCCATCAATATCCTCCAAAATACATTTTAGCAATACCTATAACTATTTTTAAAAAAATACCAATTTTTGTCATTTTCCCACGGAAGCAAGGAAAAGTTCCTTAGAAGCAAGGAAAAGTTTCCAAAGATCATCCGATGTTACGGCAGCAAGCAAATTAGGGTCATTTATATCAATTCTTAATTGGTCTAGCTTTTGATTTTGAACGTTTATAAATTGTAACTTATAATATCCACCTTGCCCACCGTCCTGTTTAGTCGCTAATAACTTTTCAATTTTTCCTACCCCATAATGTACTTTAAAATATTCAGGCATAAAGTATATCTTTAGTTTTTGAGATGAAGCGCCAGATACTTGTATTATATCCTTAAAAAGATCGGCGTTTAAATAAAGATTTGGATATGCGCGCGATGCGCCCGAAGAACTGACTACTTTTTTAATGAGTTCATTTTTAAAGAAATCGAATGTAACCTCTACTTGAGTTCCATAATTCGATATTAAACCATGCGCATCTATAGCAACTATCGTATAGATGTATTTGGAAGAAACCAAATTTTCATAATCTACTTTAAATTCATCGTCACGATAAATTGTTGTAGGAATTTTGGAGTATACAATGTATTTTAAATTTTCTTTCACAACATCGGGGTTGTTTCCATCTATGATTTCTCCTGTTATCGTTTTTTTATCTGAGTAGTCAAAACATTGTTGTTCCAACAGTTCGAATGGTTCATATATAGTTTTTCTTCTTAGCACTTGAAATTGAGTAATATCCCTTTGCGAGTTAAACGGTAATTCCCAAGTCACAGATAATTTACTTTCTTTGTAATTCCAAACAAAGTTCATTTCTGTAATTGGCGGAGGCGGCGTATTTTCTTCGCAAATAATGTTAGTTGTAAAAGATTGTCCAGCGAAATAATAAGTACACAACCTTAGAATACCGTCGCTAAAAGTTGTTGGTACTTTGAGTTGCGCGATAGCTTTTATAGAATAAAAATATGAACTACCATATTTTACGTTAACATCTAAAATCGATGTTGTGTCGGGGTTGTCGATATAAAATATAGAATCTTGTAAATAAACTTCATTTTCTAGTCTATATTTTTCTATGATATACCCGACCGTTTGAATCGAATTAATAGAATCTGCAAAAGAGTTATCTAGTTTATCTAGGTCTAGTTCTTCCCCAATTTCTATTGGTTCTACAGCTAGATCTTGTTGAGTAGACGAATTACTATTTTGATAAAATGTATTTATCGCGTTTAATTGATCAATCGGTAATGAGGAAAAATTAAAAATATCATTTACCAACGTTCTATTAATCTGAGAATAAACTTTAGAGTCTAATTTGACTAACTTATCAAATTCTGTATCTTGTTTTTTATTGTCATTATTAAAAAAATTAATTCCAATAGTTGTATCTGGTCTATCGGCAAATTTCTCGATAGAAGCTATAGAAGTTTGTATAGCATTTCTAATCTTTTTAGAATTAGATTTTTCAGCGGTTTCTTCGTAACCTTTAATTAAGTCTGAAATGAAATTTTCTATTATGGTTGCTTGACTTATTCCTGATTGAGAAAGAGAAATTCCGTTAACATCTTTATTAATATCCTCGGAAGCGTTTTCTAGTACGTTTCGACTAGTAAATTTATGAGGCATGTACTTAGAATTGATGACGTTAGTTTCTGTTATTATTTTAGAATAATTTTTTTGTAGATTGGGATTAATGTTATTAATGACTTTATTAATCGATGCATCTTTGGTATTTTGACTCGTCACTTTTTTCCAATTCAGTTCGACGTATCTTGGAACCCTTAAGGAAAAAGTCACTAAATTAACATCGTTTTTATTTATAGTGGGTTTTTTATAAACGTCAGGTATTCGTGGCGTCGCGTTGGTGCTTTCATCTGAGGTGTAAAAATTATAAACAAAGTTGCACGAGAAATTTTCTATAAGTCCATATGAAAAATTTATAGATCTAACAGGATTGGATTGATTAGATAATTTCGACATTGTAATTCACGCTATTATTTCTAATTCTACAACATAGCTATTGAACTCTGCGCTAGCTCGTTGCGTTGCGACTCTTTTGTAATTATTAGTGTCAGGTATTTGCGCTATGACGCCTGCATTTTTAAAATACTCGATGGTCGATGAGCTTATCTCATTCGTTTTTTCTATGTTTATTTCAAAGTCATCCGGATCTATCATGATGTGAAATACTCTATCAAACTTTTTAGGCGAAATGAGCGAGCGTTTTATATTTTCGCTACTCGTAAAAATAGTATTTTTTAGATATTCAAGCGCGCCTTGCGTTTGTGGAGTTACTGCAAATATTAATTCATTATCAAGTCTTTGGATGTTTCCTGCGTAGTTAGAAAACGAAGTTTCATCTAGACTATAACTCGTAACAAATCTAAGATATTCTTCTAAAAAGAAATTTTTAATATGGTTTTTTCTTAATTGTTCAAACTGTTGCGTACTAAGGTAAGTTTGAAATTTAGCGTATTCGTTTTCAATGGTGTCTAATAAATCATGAGCATCATCGGCTCTAATATTTTGTATTTCCTGAAAGCCATTTAAATTAAAGAACGGTAAAAACTTTAAATATTCAAACTCTTTTTCGTCTATTTCTCCACCACGGGCATCAACATCGTCTAGTTTCTTTGCCGTTCCAATTGCAGAATCTAGATAATAATTTAAAGTTCTAATGGTGAACTTATTTAAGTCAAAAATAAATTTTTGAGGTTGATGAATTAATTGAGGCCTTAGATGATCCTTTAAGTAAACGTTTATAGAAATTAGGTTGGTTTGACTTGCCGAATTTTCTAACGTCGAGGCATTAGTAAATTTTTGTAATCTTCTATAAATTTTATGAGGAAGGCCAACTGAAATTATTTTTTTGTTACTTGCGATCGATTCAAAAAATTCTTCTTGTTTTAAATAATCTTTTAAGAAAAAGTTCCAAGCTACTAGATGTACATCTTCCAGTGGTAAACAACCATTAATAATCTTTGAATCTTCCTTGTCGAATGAAATAAAGTAGGGCGCGATAGTTCTTAAACCAGAATTATATTCAGGGGATAATCTGGTCAACATATAAGATAACTTGCTTTTAATTAAGTTTAATTGTTCTAGCGTAAAAACCTTTGTAGTAAGTACGTTATCTCCGTTTAATAACAATGATATTGGTTCATAATAGTTAGTTTGATACTGACCGCTGGTTATTCCGTTAATAAAAGAAGATAATTTATTTTCTAACGCTGTCAAATAATTTACGAACCAAGCTGACATTCTTTTGATGTCTACTGTTTCATTCCATACTAGTTTTTCGGTTTGTTCTATGATACTATCATATCGATAAATATTTAGCTTTTTTTCCCCTATAATGGTAGCAACATCATCTACCCTATCAACAAATTCTCTGACATTTTTAATTTTTAATTTATAAACTGACGATGAAGTCGCTCTTGCAGAACCTTCATTTTTTACGTCAATAATTGCCTGAGGGTTTGCTTCGTGTATCATAGTGCAACACAAAAAGAAAATTAAAGTTAAAATAGATTCTTTTTGAATGTCTGAATAAAAGCTTTTTTGTACGTCTGTTGTATTCACGCTGAAAGGGTTAGCTACGTACGTTGATTCAGGATTTCTTGGATCTATTTTTGTAAATTCTTTATTAATAGATGCTAATATTTTTGCTATTTCATTTAATGAAGTTAAACTATCTGACGTTATTGAATTTTCTATATTCAAAGAAACAGTTGAACTATCTTCAATATTAATTTTATTATTGTTTTCGTAATATTCTATTAAATATTTTTTAATTAGTTCTATTACTAAGGGTAAGTTATTATCGTTTTGAAGACCTTGCGATTCTTTGGTGTAGATATTAACTTTAGTTAACACGTACATGTAAATTAAAGAGAGCAGGTGTTTGTCTTTAACTCTTGTGTCTATGTTTTCAAGTGCAAATGAAATCAACAATGGACTTAAGTCTTTGTTGTCAGCGATTTTAGGTAATCTATCGAATCGAGTTAGATATCTTTCGTTCAATAATTTCAATTCGATAAATCGAATTAACATTAGGGGATTTCTTAAGATGTTGGTTAGATTTTCTTCTGTAAAATTTAGTTCGTATGAAATAGGTTGAGGATTTCTTATGATCTCTTGAAAGTTTCTTGGAACTATATTTTTATCAAACAAAAATTCTATAGAATTAGTTCCTTGACTAGTTTCTGTTGTACAAAGAGATTTCAGGGCGTTTAAGGAATCTTTTACACTATTTCGATAGGACGTAGTTGTTGTTACATCAAATAAAGAATTTTCGTTTAAAGTATTATCTACATAAAAGAAAGTACCAGGAGTCAAAGTAGCATCGCGGGCGAGAGTTTGGTTTGTAGAAGTAATATCATCGTTTATATAAACGTTTTCAAAACTCAAAATTTCGAATGTTTCTGTTTCTGTATTTAAACTCTCTTGCCTTTGTGATATATTAACCAAGGTATTCGACGTCGGATTTTCCGGAATTTCAGTGATATCGGCGCCTGTTTGTCCTATGACGTGAGACCAAAAAGTTGTATTGTTTGGACTATCCAGATTAACTAAGGGGTAATTGAAGGTCGTTAAAATAGGAGAATTAGAATATTTTAATTTTCTTATTTCGGTTGAGTATCTTAATTCTTTTGAAATTAGCGTACTTAACTTTGCTATATTTTTAGATTTCTGCGCTTCGTCATCACCGATGAGATCTCTCATGTTGACGTTTAATATAGAGTCAGTAGTAAATATTTTTAAAAGTTGATTTTTAACAGTTTCGAAAAGAGTGTTCGAAGTTACTACGATACCTGCATCATAATATCTAGATAAGATAATTTGACTGGTATTGAACTTTAATTTATTTTCGGTGTCCTGCGGCGTGTATAGCTTATAAGGACTGAGTATAGTTTCGTCAGTAGATGCTACGTCTGAAATTAATAAATCATTTGATGAACGCCAAATACCGTAACGAAGAGCATTGTGGTATTCTTTGCACATTTGTAACCAAAGTTTTGTATTGGTCCAATTCGTCCATACACCTCTTGTGGCATTAGTCATCTCTTCTAAAGATGCATAATTTTTTAAATCTTCGGGTATCGAATTGATTTGACTTATTTCATTATCTAAATTTCTTTTTATATCAAAAGATTTTTTGGTGTCTTCCATCGCGAACAATAAAGAACTTATACCTTTTTCTATTGTGCTACAAAAAGCATATAGTTCATTAGTCGTATCATTGATATAATTCTTAATAGTTAATTCCCCCGTATTTTCTAAGGGTTTTTGATTTTCTATTTCGATCAAAATATTTTTTAAACAATCAACGCAAGAAATTAATAAAGCGTCTTGTTTAGCTTGAAATAAATTTCCTGTTTCGTTTAAGCTACCATCGTCTCTATAACAAGGTAAAAAATCTGTAAGAGCAACTATTTCTGGTTTATCATTTGTAATTTTAATTAAATTTTCAAACGGTTCGGCGTTGCCCTTGACGAAATTAACTGAAGTACTTTTTTCGATACTCGATTTTGTAATCGGTTCTGCGTTGGTAAATTTTATCTTGTCGGCCTTTTTTAAAAAGAAATCTTTGATATTAGATTTGAGAGGGTCAATGACAACTGGCGCGTTAGAAGCGACGGTTGGGGTTCTACGCGCGGTAGTCGTATTTTGGACGGGTACAGTTCTTTTAGGAACAGGAGATGGCGTTGATACAGTTTTTTGTACTATTGATATTTTTCTTTTCATCTTTACTTACCCGTATAATATGAATCAAATTCTTCAGGATCAATAACTATTGCTTTCGTTTTCACTGTATTTCCAACAGAATAATCATTAAAAACAGGGGTGATATAGTAAATAATTGTTCCTGCGTCTTCAAACATAATCGAATCGATGAACTTAGAGTTGATCGTTGTCGCTAATATTTTTCTTTCGCCATTTGATTCTTTAACAATTACAAAGTGGTCATAATTTTCTAAAGATGAATCGAAGGTCCAATTTATTGAAATAGCATTCATCTCTATTCGTTTTGCAGTTGCGGTCTTAATTTGTAGTAATTGCTCTAATTTATCAATTTTTATTTGAGCGATAACTCCAATGTCACCATCTTCTACGAATGAAACTTGCGCCAAGTTACCATTCGCGTCTTCGGATATTAAGGTGCCTGTATCTAGGGTTTTTTGTTGTAACCACTTATATGGTTTATATTTGTAGCTTTTAGTGATTGTCGTTCCGGCTACTTTTATTTGACTTTGTACAGTCTTTACGTATTCCCTTAATAAGCTGGCGGGGTTTTTAAAATATGCTCGAACCTCATAAAGATAATCATGACTTGGATTTAAATCGGCAACACCCGAATTTTTTCTAGTCGCAGTGTCGTCGACGAATTGTTGAGAACTAGCCTCATAAAAAATATCTTTAAACTCTTCTTCTATACCTGGTGATATTGATAAATTCGTTCGAACAACCTTAAAAAAGATAAAGTCTTCATAGTTGTCTTTTAATTTTTTGAATTCGTCTAAAAACTCTTCTGACACACCCGACCGAGATATTAACGTTTTTAATAAATTAGTTTCACCAGTTATCGTCCGCGTTGAGATGTTGAAGGTAACTGCAGGTCCATTCGCACTTTGATTTATCGTAGGGCTTGTAATCTCTGCTGCGACTAATGATTTACGGATAGTCGGATCTACAAATTTATAAATCTTACGAACGCTGTGTTTTTGTATTCCATTTTTTAATTTATATTTTACGCTATACTCATAAAGGTGACCAGATATGACGTCTGCGTCTATTACTTTTTCTGGCGTAGGTTTTACTGATAAAAATTCAGTTATTGGTTGTTCGACGCCATATGCATCAAGTCCACCAGCTTCTAGTCTTCGTTTTAAAATTTGAAAAGCTTCTGCTTCGACTGGCGGATTATGCAAAGAAATTTCCATCGTTTTATCGGCAGAATTGTTTCTTAATAAAAGGACAGTGGTGTCTATAAATGGAATAGAACCTGCGATTATATTCCTATAAGAAGTTTGATTTTTAAACGATGAATTAAACGCAACACATCTATATAGTTGAACTTCAGATTCTATGTTTGGTTCAGGTAAACTCTGAATAGAATTTTTCTTGAATTCTTCGTTTTTAAAAATATTGCTATATTTTGTTATTTGACCGCTCGTGTTTATGGTCTTCTTTTGTAACAATATTCCTGATGCTTTTTCATCTTCTTGTTGGGTTCTAAGACCAGCAAAGTTTTTTGTATAAATAGCAGAAATGGCTGGTTTTTTAATTCTCGAATTTTTGATAGATATTAAGTCTTGAATGTTCAGTTCTTTTTTTCTATTTTCAAATTTTTGAATGTTGGTTTTATCAGAATACGGTTCGAAACTTATTTCTAGCGGTTCTTTTGCAAATTCTTTTGGAATGTCTACGATTCTCTTTATGTAAAGTTTCGTTTTTTCCGCGTTTATTTCCGAGACGCCATAATATTTTTCTTTAGATTGAGATTGATTAGAAAAAAACAAATAATGGTTTTTTAAACTATTTACGAGATTATTAGATTCGTATTCTTTAGATAAAATTGCGTCTGCAGGATCTACATTTAAAATTTTTATAACTGATAAATTTTTGTCTTTTAATGTTAAATCATCATATTCGCTTCTTAGTTGTCTAAGTTGTTTTTCGAATATAGGCGTAATAATTTCTTTTTTAATTCTTCTTTTTCCATCGTTTCCAAAATTAAATTGAAAAAGATAAACGATGTCTTCAACGATGACGGATTGCTTTATTAAACTAGATCTTTTAACTGCATCTAGTTCTTTAGTTAAAAATCGAGTAGCGCTAGATTCCAGCGAATTATTTTGAATCTTTATATTTTCTTTATAGTTTTTTCTGAAAAACTTAATTTTTAAATAAGAAAGATTGTGTTTGGATAAATCACTCTTTGATATATTGAAAAATAACGCCAAAGAATAGTGCGATTCAGATTCTCCAACTATTGAGGCAAAATATTCAGGAATCGTTAGAGACGTTTCTATCTTGGGTAACTCAATAGGCTTGAACATTATTTTCCTCGTCGGATTCAAAAATAAGTGTAAAAAGATGAATGAAGTTAGTAGAACCCATGTCGTCAATTAATATTTTTCCAATAAAAAAAACGTGATGAGTGTCAGCGTAAGGGTTGCTTAAGTTATCGCTGACTTTTCCATAATCGATTACATCTAATTTTGATACTTTATCTGTCGATATTTCGAACATCTGTGCGATCAATGCGTTATCTTTTGATGTCGGATCGAAAAATATGGTTTTAGAAGTCGACTCGTATTTTTCTAGTTCTTGTTTAATATCGCTGTAGGTTAATCGCTCGATAGGTCCCCACGCAGGATAATCACCTAAAAATAAATTTTGTGATTCCAGTAGGCCTACGTTCGTCTTATCAACTGATATATCGTTAGTTTTTTTAATGGGGGGAAGATACAAGAAATTTTCTACATTTCTTAATTTTTCATCGCTAAAAAGCGCATCAATTGAATTGATTGACGTCGCATTTTGCATTTGCAAGGTTTCTTCATTAGGAGTAATTTCAAAAGTAATTTGATTGTTGCTTAATGCAAATTCTCGGTCTCCAAAAAGTCTATCTTGCGTACCTATAATTCTCAATTTAGTAAAGTTGTCGAAAGAAGAAGTTAAGATACCTTCTATCTGAGATGCGAAATTAATATCTTTTATAGATTCTTCAGCGTACGAACTAGTAACAGATAGGTTAATTCCATACTTTTTAGTATTTTGTTTTAATTTACCTTGATAAAAATTGATCCACTGTAAACTGCTGGTTAAGGAACCCGTCGAAGAATTACTCCCGATAAATTCGTGTTGTTTAAAGGGGACTAAATTACCCGAATCATCACTTTCAAAAACGATTTGATCTTGCGGTAAATTAAAACATTCTAAATAAATTTTGTTGGTTGGGTCTTCGTGACCTTCGTTTATGTCTTTTTGATAAAACACGCTAGAATCAGAAAAGGTAACAAATTTTACAACAAAATTACCATCTGCCATCTGGCGTCTTCCTTCTGACGTCAGAATTGCATCAATGATTCTAGATTTATTATCTAATATTCCACTCATAGCTACAACATACAAATATTAAAATTTTTTAAAACCTGCCTAACTAAAGTATCTTTGAGGCCAAAGTAGCTAATTCAGATCGTTCGCCTTTGATTAGATTAACATGACCAGCAATTGAATGTTCCTTAAATTTTTCAACTGCATACGTTAAGCCGTTAGTAAACGTATCAACATGAACATTATCAATCTGCTCAATATCACCAGTCAAAACTACCTTGGTTCCATCGCCGACGCGTGTGATGATAGTCTTTAGCTCGTGCATTGATAAGTTTTGGGCTTCATCAATAATGATGTATGCATTTGGAATCGATCTACCTCTGATGAAGGTAATTGCTTCAATTTCAATAAGTCCCTTTTCTTGCATAAGAGCTAGATAATATTCGTCACTAATTCTAGACTTAGTCGGATCCGAAGCTGCGCGCTTGCGATTGCCTTTTTTGCTATTCATTAAAAAATTTACGTTATCTCGTATTGGGGCAATCCACGGTTCCATTTTTTCTTCTAACGTACCAGGAAGAAATCCAATATCTTTACCAACTGGTTGGACGGGTCTTGTTACAATTAACTTTTCATACTTTGCATTTTCTGAATTACCAATACCCTTTAACTGTTCGAGTGCAGCTGCGATTGCTAATAAGGTTTTTCCTGTTCCCGAAGGACCAGTTAGAGTCAATAACTTTACATTATCATCGAATAGTAGGTCTAAAGAAAATGCTTGTTCTTTATTTCTGGGTTTTAAACCAAACGCTTGTTCTATTTTTGCAATTGGCACCAAAGGCTTATCAATAGATTGACATTTTGCTAACGCTGACTTAGTAGTCTTACCGTCTTGACCTACATTTTTTATTACAACTATTTGATTAGGGTAAAGTAAGTTATCTTTTAGCTCTTCAGTAGATAACAATAATTGATTTTCTCTATAAAATTCATCGACTCTATTTTCATCGATTTCTATAACTGCGACGCCTCTATAGAAATGTTCGGCGTCGGCTGTTACTCTTAACTTTAGATAATCTTCGCACTTAATACCTAGCGAATCGCACTTAATTCTTACGTTAATATCTTTAGTAACTAATATAGCTGATTCTTCATTTAATTCTTCACTCAGCTTGTGTTGCAACATGAATGAAATAATCATGTTATCAACCTTCGAAGACTCAAGTTCAGGAGGCAGATTAGTTAAAATACTTGGATTTATTGCAACGATTCTGAGCGTCGCTCCATTTTGTAATGAAACGCCATCTACTAAACTGCCCTTTAAACGTAATTCATCTAAAGTTTTAGACGTCTGTCTAGCATTTCTTCCTACTTCATCAAGACGACTTTTGTGTCGATCCAACTCTTCCAATACAGCCATTGGAATTATTAGATCATTATCATCAAAAGAAAAAATAGAGTTAGGATCGCTTAACAATACATTGGTATCAAGAACATAAGTTTTTTTCATATTGCTACTAACAATTATAACACAATTTAAACAAATACACTTTAATTTTATAGTGTTTGCGTTAGTAGCAATATGAAAAAGAAAAAACTTAAATTAATAGAAGATAGATCTTGTTTTGACTTACACGCATTCTATAAAGTTGAATGTCAAAAGAAAACTTGCAAAAATTGGATATCTTATAAAGATGGACAAAATTGCGTAATAATTACTTCGAAGGCAGGTCCTAAAACTCTTCAAGAAATTGGAAAAATTTATAACTTAACGAGAATGAGAATCTGCCAAATCGAAAAAAATATCTATCAAAAAGTTAAAACGCTAATTCAAGATTGATCTAACTTTGATTTAGGCTTTTTCTTTACTTTCGTTTCTTTTTCAGCTAACTGTGTAGTTAAGTCTTCTTCTTGACTTCCTTGGTCTTGAGGAACATCGTTTGAATTATCAACGACATCAAATTCAACGCTAGAAGTTAGTTGAGTCAATTCAACTTCTTCAGAAACTACCTTAGCTTCTACTTTAACTTTAGCTTCTGGCGCTGGATTTTGTTTATCTGACTTGCTATTCGTAACTGTCGGTTTATCAATTTTTTTTAATTCGCTGGCAGAAAGTGTTAGGCCATTTTTCCCGGCGACGTATTCTTTCTTTGGGTCCAATCCTTTTTCAGTAATTTCTGAAAGAATTGCCCTGTTGTGATGTCGTGGCATTTTCACTCCTTTGATTTATCAAGTTCAATTGTTAGCTTAACAAGCTCTTTTGACTTTGCTTGAAGCTGACGTAGACCCTTACGCGCACGCACGCCTGCTGCTGCAACGCCCTTTGCGTTCTTTGACACGTCGTGCTCTAATGCTTCTACTAGTTGCTTAAGCTCGTCCCATTTTTGTAAAACTGAGTTGTTTTCCATTTTTTGTTCCTTTGTGAGTTGAGATAAAATATATGTTTTATGAAAAAATAGTAAATTATTTATCATTTATCTAATCATGGTATTAAACTCTAACGGAAATAAATGTTTGTTTTTGTTGTAAAATCTTTCCCAGTCTCCATCAAGAATATAGGAAATAGCGTGATCAGATTGATTTCTAATAGATCTACCTAGCGACTGGATAATGGATTTTGCGGTCATATAAGGATACCACTTATCGTTTCTTTCCATCCTCTTTTTGACGACAAGATCGCCGAGATATGGAAAAGGAATTTTGCAAATTATTTGAAATCTACTTAGTTCATCTTTTAGATCGACACCTTCCATCATCGAGGGACTTAATAGCACGGTTGGATCCTTACTGCTAGTATGTAATTTAAGAGTTTCATCGCGATTAGAAGAATCGTGAATTAACAATCTAGGCGACATTAAATTTTCTTTGATGTAATTTGCAATTCTATAGTTCGTGCAATGAATTATGCCTTTTTCATTGGTGTGTTTTTCTAAAATCATTCTAACGGTTTCAACTAAAACAGGCAAAGTTTTTTCTATAGCGTTTTTTGACATACTCCCGACAGGAATATAGTGAATTGGTCTGTTCTCAATTGGAAATGGCGAAGAAATAGACAGATAGGCGATATCGCTTAGTTTCAAGCCTAAAGATTCACAAAAAACTTGTTTATCAACAATAGTCGCAGACATCAATAGGACTCGACCGCCAAGTTTTAAAAAAGAATTAAATGCGTAAGGTGAAACATCTATGGGTTTAAATTCATATTTTTTACCAGCCTTCTTGTTATCCGGTGGTGGCATTACAATATTCATGACCCAGTTTTGGGGTTTATAAACCTCTATAAACGTTTCAATTTTAGAAATATGTTTCTCTAGTAATTCATATTGTTTTGAGTGAATACCATATCCTTCGATATCATTACTTAATTTTAACAATGACTTTTCTAGCGAAGATACATGCTTTGTAACAGCTCGTTTATAAATTGTTTTAATCCACTCGTAGATCGCGCTCTGCGAATCATTTTTTGGAGGTTTACATTTCAAAATATCTCTTGCAAATTTTTCAGAAAATGTTACCTCAATAAATTTACCTAATTCTAATTCTGTGTTGTGAGCTTCATCAACAATCAACAAAGCTCTAGGTTCTAATTTACCAGCGTAGGTTGATTCCGCTAAAAGATAGGGAAAATTCGTGACAGAAATCGGTGAATCAATAAACTGTTGCTTTTCAATAGAATAAGGACAGCTCATCTTGCAATGCTTTTGGAATTCAGTTCCAGATAGTTGTTTTGCAAGTTTCGACAACACGCGTTTAGACTCAGCGCATGATTGATCCTCGTAGAATCCACACTGGTAGTTGTTCGATGACTTGATGGATCTTACAAGATTTTTCCCAGATTCTTGCCCAAAATCTCTTAGATATTGAGCCTGTAGAATCTTTTGCGTCGTAACAATGTAAGCTCCTGTTAAAACCTCATTATCCTCCCTAAGGATCGGTTCACCATGCGCTTCCATGTATCTAGCGATCGTTACACCTGTGGCTGACTTACCAACGCCAGTACCTAATTCAAGAACGACAGTTTTTTTTCCGCTTTCGAAAGCATCAATCGCAAATTCGATTGCTGTTCTTTGTTCCTTTCTAATTTCAGAAAACGGAAAAAAGTGATCGTATGGATATTTTGGCATCCATTAATTGATATACTACTCGTTGACTAATTTGCAAATTTAATTTTTGTCGCCAATGATCTTATCGACAATTCCCATTTGTATTGCTTGTTCTGGTGTTAGAAAAAAGTCATGGCCGGCTTTCATCAGCTTATCAACTTCTTCTTTTTTCATTTTTGTTTCTGCCATCAGTGCCGAAACCATGAGGTCTTGAAGTCTTTCGAATTCTTTCATCTCGTTCATCGCTTCAAATACGTTACCAAGAACTCCACCTGAAATTGGATGAATCATTATTCTTGCAGAACGACCAATCATTCTCTTACCTTTAACCCCAGAAGCAAGTAAAAGTACACCTGCAGACATAACCTTGCCTAAAGCAATTGTATGAACAGGACACGGTAAAAATTTGATAGTATCGTAGAGTGAAAACATTTCGTCAACGGAACCACCATACGTTGAAATTACTAAATGAATTGGTTTGTGATTTTGATTAGCTAAATGTAAAAGTTGTACGATAACATTGGATATAGAATGTTCATTAACTTCTCCATGTAATACGACTAGTCTATCATCGGCAGCTGCAGAACTACTAACATAGTATACGTCGTCGATTCCATTTGATCTACCTTTTGAATTTTGAACGATTGATCTACCCATTGTTTACTCGCTTCCTTGATATATGCCTGTAATAGTTAAGTTTGGTATGCACTCTTTTAAAAAAGATGAAATTAACTGAGCTTTTTCAATGTCTTCTAGTTCTAAACTAAGATAATACATTATTAAACATCGTTGTCTTTCAGAAATTCCAAAATTAGAAATTTCTTTCACTATTTTTCTTGCAGTTTCGCTCTCTTCTGCAAGCTTATCTCCATTAGATTGTCCATACAGTTCAAGCGTCATATTATCCCTATAGATCTTGTAAATGCTTCTACTTTACAAAGAGCTTCTCCTAAAATTCTAATGTATTTACCACAAGCTTCATTACCTTCTATCTCTTCATTTAAAACAACCATATCGCCCCAACGTTTATTTTCAATAATAAATTGAACAGCCTCCCACGTTGGTAAATCTACGGAGTTTGCTTCTAAAATATTAGCTATGTTACTGTGCAACGTTGGCTTAATATCTTCAACAGTAATCAAAGAATTCATATGATCTTTACCAGAAATTATTTCTGAAGCACATATGTTTGTAACTCTGTGAATTACGCCACAATTATTGCATTGTGCATACTTCGTGATTACTTCATCGTTGTCCTTTATAGTAGAAAAAACGATAAATTTGTGAACTGGTGGTTTTGGCAAATTTTTATATTGGGGCAAAACACATCTACATTTTATTAAATGTTTTTGACCTCTCATATCATTTCTTTTTTAGCTCGGACGTTTTTGTTGCTTTCGTTGTAGACGAATTATCAATTTGATGCTTTACTGTCTTTTGAAAAGATGGTAATCCTTTTTGAAATCCTTGTGACAAGGATAAATTTAACAAATTGATTACAGCTAATAATTGCGCGCCGTCGAGTTGGGGTTCTAGTTTTTTTTGACCATTGGCAGTCGTCAAATTTGCAATTGCTGTATCTTTAGCATAGTTTAATAAACTCATAGCCTCTTTAGAAATTTTATCTATTTGATTCATTTTTACACCACCATCCAAAATTTACAATATTTATGGCTGCTGGTAAAACTAGAAAGAAACTGTTATGACGCAAACTACCTTAAAGCAACATTATCAAAATAAAAAAATAACTGAAGTAAAAAGCAAATTAAAGTTGATAGACGAAACGCTTAAATCGAGCGAAGAATATCAAGTAGCAATTTTGTTAGAAGCTTTAGACGCCGATGAATATAAGCAAGCAACTGAAGTTATTGAAAAACTACAAAAGATTAGTGATACTGCTAAAAATGCAGGTATGGACTTATTGACTGGCGCTATAGATCAAATCGTAAAACAAATTAATGAATTCACGGGTGGTGGTGGACTAACAAGATTTAAGGGAAACATTGCGAGTCTATTTAGCAAAACCCCCGCTAAAAATCCAATCCTCGCAGGCTTAGCGATGGTGGGAGCGTTAGAGGCTGGTTTTAAAATTTTACCAACTATTCTAAAAAACAATATTAAAGATATTGAAAAAGACAATGAAAAGCAAGGAATGAAATTAATCGAATTGATTCAAGATGATGACAAGTTAAAGAAAAACGTAGAAAATTCTTTAACAAAAGCTTTTATTCCTGCAGGTACCTTCGGTAAGGTATTCGGAAAAATTCCTGGTATCGATACAAATAAGCTCGTACAAGATTTATTTAATGCTACACCTGTACAACTAGGAGAAATTTCTAAAGTTTTAAATAGCGGTACAACTGTTGCTGACGTTGATCCTAAATTAGCTAGTCCTGAAGAAGCCGGTGGTGAAGCTCCTTCGCAAGACAAACAATCGGGAGGCGAACCATCGAAGCAACAACAACAGCAAAATATTAAAATTACACAAGCAGCTGCTCAAAAAGCTGGTATTAGTAATGGTAAGGCGCTATTGTCTTTATTCGATGAGTTAGGATTTAAGTTAGGGACTTTTGAAGGAAATTTAGTAGTACCAGAATTACAAAAACTTCAAAGAAAATTTAATATTCCTGATGACCAAACGGACGGATTCATTCGCGGATTAATGGTCGACTTTGAAAAAGACTTTAAGGTCAAACTACAAGATCAAATAAAAAAGGAAGTCGAAAGATTGAAAAAAGATCAAGAAAAAGGCGCAACTCAAGCGCAGCCAGCAACAACCTAGGTTAGAATGACGCCTAAATCTTGAATAGTTTCAAAAAACTTTTTAACGAAAAACTGACCTGCCTTAAGGCTTGCGTATGGATATATTTTGTTATTATATTCGCACGTGCCAAACGTTATTGCAGATTTTGCAGCCCTTAATGTTCTATCTATTTCTAGCGATCTCAACATTTTATTTTGATCATTTTTTAGTCTAATAGTAATACGATAAGTACCCAGATTTTGAATCCTTTTCGTTAAGGCTTCGATTTCATATTGATTTGATGCGACCAAGATCTTTTGTTGCAAGCTTTTGATATGCAAGTCGACGTCTCTGGATGTTGACGAATTTTCAATAAGGATTCCGCTGGAAGAAATGTCTATGCTTTCAATCCTATTAACGCAAGATATGTCAACGTTAGATATAAGTTGACCTTTAAGCGAAGAAATAACATCGCTAGAGTTTAGTATGGCGATGTCTTTCAATAAGTTAACACCATCTAGGTCATATTTTACGATAACTGGAATTACTTGAAGCGAACCTCTATCGTAATTAATTTTTAATGTATGACGAACATCATCTGATAGCCCTCTGACGAAAAGAATTACGGTTTCTTTTTGCTTAGAAGCATCTTCTAATATTCTGTGTAACTCTGATACGGATTCGATGAATCCATCGATACAAAGAATTTTTGCATTTAAAAATTTAGTTGATTTGATATCGAAAGCCGGCATTAACTCATTAAAATACGAGCCCGTATTCAATTCTATGATATCGTCTTCTCCATTAATGGGATGTTGCGTTAATATAATCTTTCCGCGCGTTCCAGCCAGCTTAAAACAATCTTCTAATAAACAGATAGTAGGATGTTCTAAAACAAAAGAAGATATTAAAGATCGCAAAGAGGACTTGCTAAATGCTATAGATTCGACTTCTTTTAATGGTGAAGAAGCGAAATCGTACAAATTGTAAATAAAACTTTCAAATCCACCCGCTGATATTGCTTCCGCTTTTATTGCGTGGCCAATTAAAATATCATAAATTCTTTGTTGACATTCGTTTTCGAATTTTAAATTCTGAGCTTTTTGTAAGAAAAAAGTAGAATTTTTATAGCTATTAAAATAATTTTTTAAGTCTTTTAATACGTTGGTTAATTCTTTTTTAATATCGCTTTCAACGTATAGATTATTCACCTAAAAAACATATATTCATCAATTATCGGTGTATAAGTCAAGGTAATAACTTTATCGAATTATACAAAATTTTTGCAATAACAGACACCAATGCACCACCCAATCCTGCTGCCAACCATTTTAGCGATGAAATTACTAGAGACTGAAATCTTTCGACGTTGACGATCGTGTTTTCTAGGCGTTGAATTTTTAATTGAATTTCGTCTGCTTCCTTTTCGCAGTTTTCGTCTTGCGACTGGGCTTCATCTTTCCAACTTGTTATTTCTTCTACTTGTTTTTCTACTCGAATCATCGATTCAGTTTGTGATGCCTTGGTAGCAGCTATGCGTGCAAATAAACCTTCGTCTGGATGATAAATAGCATCGTGAATTTTATCAACCTTTTCAACAATTTGTACTTGGCTTTTTTCTATGCCATCAATCTTATAAAGTAACCTATCGAAGCCGCCATTTAAAGCTGGACTAGCATCTAGTTTTTGATGAATATTATGCAATAATTTTACGGAATTTTTTCCGTTCGATTCGACCTCATCATCTTCGTCGCTGGTATAAATCGATTTTTGACGATGATTTATTTTTTTGTTCATAATCGACTGTCATAATTACTTTCTCAAATCAGAAATAAGAAATTTATTTAGATTTATTTTTAAATAAAATTTAATAAAATAAGATTCTATCTATGAATAATTTTAATCTTAAAGAAGAAATATTTGGATCTGATAATTCAGTAATAAGATTACTGCCAGATACACAAATTATATTTGTGGCTGATTTATTTGTAGATGATTATGTTGGTGGCGCAGAATTAACTTCTGAAGCACTAATCACCGAATGTCCAGTTAAGATTCAAAAAATAAAGTCACAGCATGTTACGATGGACATGTTACAACAGGGTATGTCGAAATATTGGATATTTGGTAATTTTTCGGCACTTAATCCTCAACTAATCCCCAGCATTATTGCGAATTTGCAATATTCGATTTTAGAATATGATTACAAGTATTGTCGTTATCGATCGCCTGAAAAACACGCTAGCATCGCAGGTACTAAGTGCGATTGTCATGAACAAGTTAACGGTAAACTAATTTCTGCTTTTTTTCATGGTGCTAATTCTCTTTGGTGGATGTCTGAAGCTCAGAAAAATTGGTATCATTCTCTTTTCCCGTTTTTGACAGACAATACCAACATTGTACTGTCCAGTGTCTTTTCTAAAGAAACGCTTGGTAAAATTAAGATTTTAAGAAATAGCTTAACTAAATCTAATGAATCAAAAAAAGGATGGATCGTATTAGGTAGTGATTCATGGGTAAAGGGTTTTGATGAAGCTAAGCAATGGTGCGATACTCATCAAAAAGAACATGAAATTATTTGGGGTTTATCATACGAGGCTACTTTAGCTAAACTTGCAGCGGCTGAAGGATTTGTGTACCTACCAAAAGGTAAAGATACTTGCCCTCGAATGGTTATAGAAGCAAAACTTCTCGGTTGTAATTTACATTTAAATGATAACGTTCAACATAAAGACGAAGAGTGGTTCGCTACCGATGATATCGAATCGATAGAAGAATATCTTTACGCAGCTCCCAACCTATTTTGGAATGGAATTAAAAATCTTATGGATTACAAACCTACAATTAGCGGATATACGCAGACTAGAAATTGCATTGAACAAAATTACCCTTGGGAACAATCGATAAAGTCTCTACTGGGTTTTTGCGATGAAGTCGTAGTCGTAGATGGTGGATCGACCGACGGTACTTGGGAAAGATTGCTGGAAATTCAAAAAATAGATTCTCGTGTTAAACCGTTCCAGTTTATTAGAGATTGGAATGATAAGAGGTTTGCCCTCTTCAACGGCCAACAGAAGGCCGAGGCCAGAAAGAAGTGCACCAGTGATTTTTGTTGGCAGGTTGATATTGACGAAGTTGTACACGAAGATGATTATGCAAAAATTATTGATTTAGTCAAAAAGTTTCCGAAAGGTGTCGATCTTATCGCTCTTCCCGTCGTTGAGTATTGGGGCGGCCCTGAAAAGGTTCGCGTCGATGTTAATCCCTGGAAATGGAGGCTAAGTAGAAACAATCCCAAAATTACGCATGGTTTACCGAAAGCGCATCGAAGATTCGACCAAGACGGTACGATGTATTCGGCTGGTTCCGACGGCGATGACTACATTTATAGCGATACTCTTGAAAACGTGCCGTGTGTAACTTTTTATACAAATGAAGTAGATGCCGCCCGTCGTGCTGCCTTTGCCGGCAACAAAGATGCGTTGATTGCGTACAATAATTGGTTCAACAATGTTGTTACCCAACTACCAGGCGTTTACCATTATTCTTGGTATGATTTAGAAAGAAAGATCCACACTTATAAAGGTTTCTGGTCGCGACATTGGGCGAGTCTTTATAACCAGATTCAAGATGACGTTCCCGAAAACAATAAATTTTTTAACAAAAAATGGTCTGAGGTTACAGATCAGGAAATTAAAGACCTTGCGCTTAGAATGAAAAAGGAACTGGGCGGCTGGATTTTCCACGACCGCGTTGATTTCTCAAAACCTACTCCTTGGGTTGATATAAAAAAATCTGAGCCTGCCGTGATGGCCAAGAATCAAATTCTCTTTTCGGAGACATTAGTGTGAAGAATCGTTTTGTCTTCGTTGTTCCATACTATAACGCAGAAGAAGACATCTCAAATACCCTCCACTCCATGATGGCTCAAAGCTACTCGGATTGGAGGGCTATTGTCATCAATGATATGTCAACCGACGATGGACCAGCCTTGGTCAAAAGAATAGTGGAAGGTTCTATCCATAGAGACAAGTTTACTCTAGTGGACAGGACAGAAAAACATGGTGAGGTCAGAAACACTCTCGCTTCTCTGGAGTTTATAGAGGATGATGAGGTGGTATGTCGTTTGGACGGTGGAGATTGGCTTCTAGAAAATGATCTTCTTTGGGTTTTAAATGAAACTTACAAAGATCCATTTCAGGCAGTCGCGTGGACAGCCCATCGTTGGAGTTATACTCCCCGAAACATTTCAGGTCCACTTAAGCTCCAACCCGGGCAAACAGTATATCAACACCCTTGGGTCTCTAGCCATCTAAAGACCTTTAGGGCCGGTCAACTCAGAAAAGTTCCAAAGGCTAATTTCCTTACTGACTCAGGTGAATACATCATGATTGCATGCGACCAGGCCATCTTCCTTCCGATGATGCACCTATCATTGCAGGAAGGAAAAAAGTTGAACTTTATTCCAGTCGTAGGTTACCACTACAACATCGACCTCGGAAATAAAAACCTGTTTACCTCAGATCGTGCAGTCAACCAAAAAATGTCGGCAGAGATGATAAGGGAAAGAGGATACCTAAGGTGAAGATACTATTTGATAATGTTAACATATCATCATCCTCAGGACCCAATTCGTTCGGCAAAAGATTAATAATGGAGTTAAACAAATCTGGTCATGAGGCCGGGCCTGGAGTCATAGACCCGCAGGTACAGCTCTCTTTCATCATGATGACTCAAAAGGTTGTTCCTACTGCCCTGCGGTTAGACGGCATCTATTTCAATACTCGGCAAGATTGGGGGTCTCAAAACGAGCCCATAAGAAGATCGTTCGAGGCTAGCGACCTAGTTGTGTACCAATCCAATTTCAACAAAAGGTTGACCGAGGCCTACTTTGGAGATCACAAAAAATCAGTGGTTATTAACAATGGAACATGCTTTGAAACCATCTCAAAGATCCAACCGCTGTCCCACCCAGAGCTCGACAAGTACTCGGAAGTGTGGTCCTGTGGCTCTTCCTGGCGTCCGCATAAAAGGCTTAAAGATAACATAGATTATTTTTTAGAAAACGCCCCAGAGGATTCCTGTATGGTTGTTGCAGGAGAAAATCCAGACCATGTGATCAAACATCCAAGAGTGTTTTATGTAGGTCAACTTTCCTGGGAACAGTGCATCTCTCTTTATAAGAGATCAAAGGTTTTTGTTCACCTTGCCTTTCTGGACCATTGTCCAAACGTCGTTGTAGACGCTCGAGCTTCAGGTTGCGAATTAGTCGTCGCTTCAAGCGGAGGAACAAAAGAAATAGCAGGACCAAACGCAATTATAGTTGAAGATCTAAATTGGGATATGCAACCATTAGATCTTTATTCTCCTCCCAAGCTTGACCTTTCTAATAGAAAAAACAACAATATCGACAGTACGATCGACATAATCAGCGTGAGTCAAAAATATATTAAGGCTTTGGAGTCTATTTTATGAAAGGCATTATTTTAGCTGGCGGAACAGGCAGTCGCTTAAGTCCATTAACGAAAGTTACAAATAAGTGTTTATTGCCAGTCGGACAAACACCGATGGTTTATAGGATGATCGATCTTTTTGTTTCTTCAGGAATTTTTGACATCATGCTTGTAACAGGACCTGAGCACATGGGTCAAGTAATTTCTTTGTTAGGTTCAGGAGCAGAAAAGAACTGTTCAATGACTTACAAAGTTCAAGACTCCGCAAATGGAATCGCCGCGGCCCTTAAGCTTTGCAAAGACTTTTGTGCCAATGAAAAGTTTTCTGTAATCCTTGGTGATAATATCTTTAGCGATCATGAAGAGATTTCAAAGTCAATAAAAGAATTTCAAAACAGCGCCGATGACTATCGTCTTTTTTCAAAAGAAGTACCAGATCCCCAACGTTTTGGAGTTCCTGTTTATGATGGTGACAAAGTCGTTGACATCATAGAAAAACCAAAAGATCCAAAAACGAATAAAGCTATTGTTGGACTGTATTGTTATTCTTCTGATGCATTCGATGTTGTAGAAATGCTAAACCCATCACAGCGCGGTGAATATGAAATTAGTGATGTTAATTCCTGGTTTGTTAAATACAAGACAGGTCGCGTTGTAGAAGTAACTTGCGGGTGGGTAGATGCTGGTACTCACGAGTCATATAGAAAAGCAAACGAAATGATATGGAGCGCTTCATGAAAGTAATCATCGGATCTGGAAAAGTCGCAAACATCATCAAGAATAGCGAAGATATAATTCTCCCTCATGCGCTTATCGAGATATCAAATCCAGCCTCTGTCGAAAAACAGCTTTCTAAATTTCCTGCTGGGACAGTCGTTGTCAATACAGCCGCAAAAATTAACTTGGAATGGTGTGAAACTTACAAAGACACTGCGCGTATTGTCAATGTCACAGGTGCGATCAACGTTGGAAGAACGTGCAGCAAGTTTGGTCACCATCTTGTTCATATCAGCAGTGGATGCATTTTTGATGGAATGGAAACAGAAAAGATTTATACAGAGGAAGATATTCCAACTCCTGCAGCTTGGTATGCTGAAACCAAAGCAGAAGCTGATAAGCTTTTAATGTCATCAGGATACGAGAAAATTACAATTGTCCGTCCTCGACAATTAATCTCAGCAACTCCACATCCAACGAATATGTTAACCAAGTTTATTACACTTGGAGGCGGAGACTTTATTGGGTCTAAAAATTCAGTTACCTGCATCGAAGATATGAAGAATATGATCGAACACCTAATCGCAGGTAAGCACTATGGAATCTATAATCTTGCAAATACGGGATGGTTATCTCCATTTAGAATCGCAGAGAGGCTAAAGGAGACTATCGCACCAGATCTTCGGCTTGGAAGAATTTCATACATAGAGTACATAAAGACCTTGAAAGTTAAGCGAGTCAATACGCTGTTAGATGTACGCAAGTTGATGGCAACAGGATATAATCCTAGAAGCGCAATAAATGCACTAGACTGGTGCTTAAAAAATTACGGTAAAAATGTATGAAGGTTATCATAACGGGTGGAGCAGGATTTATAGGTGGAACTGCAGTTCAACACTTTGTTGATTCAGGAGATGAAGTTCTTAACATCGATAAGTTAACGTACGCTGGCAAAAAAGAAAATGTTACTGTCTCATCGTTTGTTAAGTTAGACATATGCAGTTCCGATAGTCTTTTTAATATTGTAAAAGACTATAAACCAGATTGCATAGTACATTTTGCGGCTGAAACCCATGTAGACAATTCTATATCTGATTGCAAAGAATTTATTCATACTAACGTGGAAGGTACAGCGTCAGTACTTGATGTTTGTAGAAGAACAAAAACAAAGCTGTGCCATATTTCAACAGACGAAGTTTACGGCCCAGCTTTTGATAAACCATTCACTGAAGACGATAGATTAAATCCTATGAATCCATACTCTGCAACTAAAGCAGCGGCTGATATGATGATTCAAGCTTATCGTAACACTTATGGAATTGAGTATTTAATTGTTCGACCATCTAACAATTACGGGCCTGGTCAACATAAAGAAAAATTCATACCAAAACTTTTAGATTGCATTATAAACAAAAAAGAATTTCCTTTATACGGCGCTGGAGACCAAGAAAGAGAATGGACGTATGTGAAAGACACGGCAAAGAGAGTTAGGAATCTTTTAACTTGTCATAAAACAACCTGGAATTCAATTTATAATCTCAGCTCTGGTATAACCTTAACAAACATAGACGCTGCTCAGCGTGTTATTTCTTTGTACAACGAAATTAATGGATCTAATGTCTTATTAAATGAAGTTGTAAAAACTTCTGATGATCGTCCTGGCCATGATAAAAAATACTGGATTTCATCTAAAAAGTTGAATGACATATTGGGCAATAGCTATACAAAATTTGATACAGGATTACGAGAAATTATAAAAAACAATTTTTAATAAGTTTTTATCTTTTACGTTCATACTTGTGTAATATAAAAATATGAAGATATCCGTTCTTTGCGTGACATATAAAGATGATTTATTAATCAAAAATTTAATAAAAAGTTTTGAGCATTTTAAACCCTCTGACTATAATCTGCAATATGTTATAGTAGAAAATAGCAGTAATTCCTCTTTTAAGGAGAAAGTTACAGAAGGGTTAAATGACATTGTCTATATCAACCACGCTGACGGAGAAAAGTACACAATCAATAGTGGAAAAAGTTCAATTGGTCATGGTTTAGCTTATGAATTTGGTAAGCAATATATTAAACATGATTGGACTTTCGTCTGTCACTCAGATTGTTTTATAACGAGTAATTCATTTTTTCAAGAATTCAAAAAAAAAGTTGATGAAGGTTATGAACTAATTGGTGTTTGTTATGATAGTCATCCAAACAGAATTCAAGCAGTACATTGTTCTGGATTTTTGATAAAGACTGACATATTAAAGAAAGTATCGATGCTACCCGATTTACCGAAATTTGACACAACAGATAAGCTAACTGAATTTTGTAGAAAAAACAACAATAAAATTTTTGTTTTTAGTAACACATATAATGATAAAAATTTAGTAGAATTAATAAATGAGCCATTCAAGTCTTTGGGTAAAGACTGTGGAGTAGACAGGTGCCTTGCCACAGAAACTAATAAAGTAATATACATGCATCAAGGAAGAGGCACTTCTAAATTAAGCGGACAATATTCTGTTTCTGGAAAATTAAGCACCGATGAATGGTTTAATATTTGTAATTCGATTATAGATTGATCAAAATATGAAAAGCATTTTATTGCTATACCCGCCAGAGCAAACCTGGCCAAGTATGATGTGTAAACCAAATGGATCTTTGGCTTATCCTAATCTTGCTGGCACTTTACTGAAGCATAATATCGAAGTCACTATTTATGATGCTTGCGTAGGTAATGAGCAAGATGATTTGCAAAAAGTATTCTTTGAGAACAATGTAACACTTCCAACTGGGTTAATACGAACAGGAGTTTCTGATCAGAGAATATTAGAGGTCGTATCCAAACATGACATAATCGGGATAACTTCGATTTTTACGCACCAAGAAGCGATGGTACTCCACGTTGCTAAATTAATAAAAAAATATTTCCCAGAAAAAATATTAGTTAGCGGAGGCGTAAATGCTCGATATCGATATCAAAGTTTTTTTGATGCAGGATTTGATTACATCTGCACTTCAGAAGCAGAAATAACTTTTTTAAATCTAATTTTGCAATTACAAAAAAAATCTTCTAAAGAAGACATTTGTAATAAAGTTAATTTTTTGATGACAAAATTAGATAATAAAATCGTTTATACTAAAAATGGCCACGTTATAGAAGATCTAGACGAGTTAGCTCCACCGGCATGGCATTTGCTTCCGAATGAAAGATACTGGAAGATTGGTCGTCCTCATGGTGGGCAATTTAAAAAAGGTACTGTGCTGAAATATGCATCGATGGTTACATCGATGGGATGTCCTTTTTCTTGTTCTTATTGCCACATTTCTAGTGAAACCGAAGAATCCACGGCCGGTAATATTGGTAAATTTAGAGTTAAATCTATTAATAGAGTTTCACAAGAATTAGAAATGTTAAAAAAGATTGGAGTAAAGCAAGTCTTTATTGAAGATGATTCAATTTTCGGTAAAAAGCGTCGAGCAATCGATATGCTAAAACAAATTCAAGGGAATGATCTTCAGATTCTTGACGTTAATGGTGTGAATATTATTCATTTATTAAAAAAAGAAGGTCTTAATAAAAAAATGAAACCTGATTTTGAAGTATTAGATTCTTTAAAAAATGCGGGTTTTACTGAATTAGTATTGCCATTTGAATCATCTTCTCCAAGAATTATTGAAAAATACGCAAGTAATAAATGGGATATTCAAAGAGCAGACATTACGACCCTTATCAAAGCTTGCAAAGAATATGGATTTAGAGTTGCAGGTAACTTTATGTTGGGGTATCCTGATGAAACAAAAAATGAAGTTATCGATACAATACAATACGCAAAAGAAAGAATGGAAGAAGGATTAGACGCGGCCAACTTTTTCTTAGTGATGCCGCTACCAGGAACGAAACTGTTCGATTACGCGATTGCCAATAATCATCTTGATCAAAATTTTAATCCCGACAAAATGCACTGGCAAAAAGCGAATATGAAGAACACATTAATAGAACCAGCAGAGTTAGAAAACTTGCGTGATGAAGCCTGGTCAACGATGAACAGAAAAGATTTCGTAGAATACAAAAAAAACATGGTTGTCGATATGAATCTAGGTGAAATATACCAAAAATAATCCAGAGGCTAATATGAAGAATGTATATGAATCTATCAGTAAACTACTAACTACAAAATTATCAAAATACAAAAATGAAAAGTTGAATACAGCAACATGCACCGCGATTTATCAAGATATTTTTGAAGCCTTTGTGGACGTTTTTCAAGAATCTTCAATACAAATTAGTAATGAAGGAATGAACATGATTTGTCAGCTATATTATGATGCTGTAACAATCAACGAAAATCAAGAATTAGATCCCAATATCTTTTCGCAAAGAGCCAGCGCAAAGAATATTGAAACTAAAGAGTTGGCTCTTCTTGCTAGTTTTTTTTCTAATACACCTTTTGCTTTACCTTTTATCTTTGAAATTAAACAGAGGTCATGATGTCAAAACGAGCTTTTATAACAGGCGTTACAGGACAAGACGGCAGTTATCTTGTCGATTTATTAATTGAAAAGGGTTATGAAGTTCATGGTCTTATCAGACAATCAACGCAATTCACTCCTGACCGCTGGGGAAATCTAAAGAATGCAATGCTATCAAAAAAGCTTGAAGTCCACCATGGAGATTTGATGGATGCTTCAGGTATGCGCGCAATGTTAGAAACGATTCAACCCGATGAAGTCTACAACCTTGCCGCGCAAAGTCACGTTGGTATATCTTTTGAACAGCCTGTTAATACAACTGAAGTTACAGCGCTCGGCGCGCTCAATCTCTTGGACGCGATTAAAAGATCAAAGCTTGATTGCAAATTTTATCAAGCATCATCCAGCGAAATGTTTGGTAGAGTAAGAGAAACGCCACAAAATGAAAACACTCCATTTTATCCACGGAGCCCTTATGGTTGCGCGAAAGTGTACGCGCATTATATCACACAAAACTATCGCGAATCTTATGGGATGTTTGCCTGTTCAGGAATACTGTTTAACCATGAATCTGAACGTCGCGGAGAAAACTTCGTAACTCGTAAGATTACAAGAGCCGTCGGAAGAATTAAGGCAGGTTTACAGGATGAATTAAGAATGGGAAATACCACCGCTCTTAGAGACTGGGGATATGCACCTGAATATATCGAAGCGATGTGGTTAATGCTTCAGCAAGATAAACCAGATGATTATGTTATCGGTACGGGCACGCAACATTCTGTTCAAGAATTTATCGACAAAGCTTTTGAGTCTGCTGGGTTAGATAAAGAAAAGTATGTAAAAATTGATCAAAAATTTATGCGACCATCTGAGGTTGATACTCTGATCGCAGACTCAAACAAGGCGAAATCAGTGTTGGGATGGGTTCCAAAAGTTAATTTTGAAAATCTTGTTGAGCGTATGGTCAAATATGATATCGAATTAGCTCAAAAAGAAAAGGTTGTGCTCGGATTATGAACAATAAAGTTTTCATATTACGTCCAGCAGAGGACTGGATCGTAGACCGTCTTGTAGACGAATGGTATGAAAACAATTCAGATATTAGTGTAAAAAACCCTGAAGATGCCGACGTTATTTGGTTGTTGGCAAGTTGGTGTTACAGAAATATAGATAGAAAGCTTTTGTCTCAAAAAAAAGTAATCACTACAGTACATCACGTTGTAAACGAAAAGTTTAATCAACAAAAATTTTTAGAATTTCAAGAAAGAGATAGTATCACCGATGTTTACCACGTACCAAATCAGCATACAGAAAAGTTTATAAAAAGCATAACAAAAAAACCCATATCTATTATACCATATTGGGCCAACCAAAAAATCTGGAAGTCGACTGTAGGCAAATTTGAATTGAGAAAAAAATATAACATACCAAAAGAAGGCTATGTTATTGGTTCCTTTCAAAGAGACACAGAAGGATCGGATCTAAGAACCCCTAAATTAGAAAAAGGTCCAGATTTACTTGCTGACTCTATTGAAAAGTTATGGCAAACAAATAAAAAGATTTTTGTCGTTCTTGCTGGATGGCGAAGGCAGTATATTATTTCACGATTAACGCGAGCTAATATCCCATTCGTGTACGTTGAAAAACCTTCTCAATCTGTTATAAACGAGTTGTATCAAACTTTAGATCTCTATCCAGTTACTGCGAGATATGAAGGTGGTCCCCAAGCTTTAATTGAGTGTGGTCTATTAAACATACCAGTCATATCTCGAAACGTAGGCATTGCTAGCGTTGTTTTGCCGAACGAGGCAATTAACGATGATGTTACAGTAGCAACCCCGATCATACCCAACGTGGAAAATTTGAAATTGCCATCAGGCCAGGCGTTGTATAGAAAGCTGATAGAATCATTATGAAAAAAGTCGATAATAAATTGACAGAATATGAAAGTTTCTATAAAAATGGATTTGAAATATTCCGTTTTGACCCTTGCGGTTTAGATGAAATATTAAAAGAAATTTTAGATGGCAATTTAAAAAAAGGTTTTTCTCTTCAGCAAAAATATTCTAATACAATAGACCTACGCCCAAGTGCCGTTGATTATTCTGAAAAGTTTATCAAAGCTTTAAAAATTAATCAAATAAAATCTTTTATTAGAAGCAGGACGCTCAGAGATCTTACTTTATATCATGCACAAGTGCGCGTGGCAAGTTCTACGATCAGTTATATGAATTGGCATAGAGATTCATATTATGATCTAGAAAGAAAATCAGGAATGTCTCCGCCAGGATATAAAATCATTTATTACCCAAGCTTCAATAATCAGATAGAACAACGTCTTTATGTCGCGCCAGGATCTCATAGAATAATGATAGATCAGCAAGTCGAAGATCTTAAATTAGTTTCAAAATTGCCCAAAGCAATCATTTCAACTAACAATGAACAGGCATTGTTATTTGATACTTCTCTTTTACATGCTGTCGCGCCCGACCTTCCTGGCACTTCTTCAATTCGATTGATTTATTCTTTTATCGCCCCTGAGCAATTAAGAGATGCAAATGCAGAAGAGCTTCATCATAAAACTTCAAAAATGTATGAAGAGGAAACATGAAAATAGCAGTACTCGGCTGTGGAAAAAGATTTACTAACGTTTATTTTCCAATACTAAAAGAACTTAAACACGAGATATTCCTTTGGAATCGAACTCTAGAAAAAGCGGGAAATTTCTGTAAAAAAGAAGGTATCAGCTTAATAAAAGATTTTTCAGAGCTTGAACAGATAAACCCAGATGTCGTCTTGTGCTTTATTCCACCCGCGGCTCAGCCTGATATTCTAGAAAAACTAAAAATCAATTGCTCTGTTTTGGTAGAAACTCCGGCCGAAAATCAAAAACTTCTTTCTTTACCAAAAGTTGGAGTTTTGGAACAGTGGCCACTACTACCTCTAGAACAGTTTAAAAAAGAAATTTACAAATCAGGAATAATTTCGCGACCTTACTTGACTTTCAACGACGGCCGTTCTTTTGATTATCATGCAATCGCGCAGTTAAGGACGTACACAAATTACCCATTGCCTGTAGTTGGAAAAGGATCCGTTAAATCTTATTTCAACGAAGGTATTGTAGATTCATCTACAAAAATTAATTCTACGCCGCACGAATGGACCCTTGGACAAGTAGAAATGTCAGATGGTAGTTTATTGCAGTACAGCTTTGCCTACAATTGTAAGAGCCTGCTTTCAATACCAATCCAGTTTATTAGAGCATATTCAACGGATGGTGCAATCGTTACTGGACGCATGAAAGAAATGGGCAACGATTATGAGTTTGTCGATGTCAGATATGTCGATAAAGCAACAAAGAAAATAAACGTTTGTGAAGTTTCTATTGATAGAAAAGAAAACATGACTGTCTCAATATCAATAAAAGATAAAGGCATAGAATGGAGAAATCCATATAGCCATCTAAATTTTGACGATCAGCAAACAGCAATTGCAACTTTGATTGAAGAAGCTTTGAAAGGAAATGTATATTCATATCAAAATGCTTACATTGACTATATGTGTATCAACATGATAAAAATGTCCGCATATCAGCAACAAGTGATTAAAGTTAAATGAAAATATTATTCAATAGAAAGCCAATCACTGGACCTTGGGGTGGCGGGACGAAAGTCTTATCTGCGATAGCTGATGAATGTCGTGATAGGAATTATGAAATTTTTTTTGAAGAAGAAATCAATCATTGTGCAGATCTCGATATAATCTTTTGCATGGATCCACGCCCAATCCAACAAATTAATTTTAGTCAATTAATAAACAAAAAAGCGAGTTTAAAAAACTGTAAATTGGTACAAAGAATTGGAGATCTGGGAACTCATGGCAAACCTGAGTTATTCAACCTACAGACCGAAGCTGCAAAATTTTCAGACATTTTAATTTTTCCAAGTGAGTGGGCAAAACAAAAAATGAGCCCATCCAAAAATAAAGTTTGTCATGTAATCCCCAATGCTCCACTTCAACAGTTTATCATAAAAAAAGAAAAGAAAAAATTTGACAATAAGCTTAAGATAGTTTCTCATCATTGGTCTAATAACCCAATGAAAGGATTCGACTTATATAAAAAACTAGACGAATATTGTAAAGAAACAGGATTCGCAGAATTTACTTTTATTGGAAGAAAACCTGATAATATAACTTTAACTAACCATATACCCCCGCAAGATGTTAATGAACTTATAAAAGAACTTTCAAAATGCGACGTTTATATTACGGCTTCGAAGCAAGAAGCCGGCGCAAATCATGTTTTAGAAGCTTTAGCCCTCAGCCTTCCTGTTCTATATCATCAAGACGGAGGAAGTATTAATGAGTACTGTAACGAGTTTGGGTTTTCATATGAAAATTTTGAAGATTTAATTCAAACTTTAAAGTTAAAAAAGAAAGCATTAGAAAATTTATCGAACAGCATGCTTCTTAAACGTAGTTCTAAGGACATGGCAAAAGAATATGTAGATTTATTCGAGGACATCATATATGAAAGTCAATATTAGCATAGATGATGTGTCACCGCACCCAGCATCTTCAACGAAAGTTTTGGATAGATGCTTTGAACTCCTTCAAATCTTTCCTGAAATTAAATTTTCATTATTCATCCCAGTTGCATACTGGAGAACGATGAAGCCTGGTACGGCAACAAAGCAGCCCTTAATACTTACACAATTTCCAGATTTTTGTAGGACAATAAAAGAGCTCCCCACTTCTAACTTCGAAATTTGTTATCATGGATTATTCCACGGAATTCCAGGTAAAAGTGACAACGATGAATTTCAATATCTCACTGAGGAACAAGCACTCAATAAATTCTCGAATATGTTCGATATTGTCAAGCTTTCAAATTTAGAAGATGTTTTTAAACCTATTTTTAGACCGCCGGCGTGGCGCATGTCCCCTTCCGCGATCAATGCGGCAGAAAAAATCGGAATAAAAACTCTTGCACTTTCTCCAAAAGATTACGCCAAAGCGACGTATCAAGGCGCAGAAAATTTATTTCCAAAAGTTGTTTATTACAATTGTAATCCTCCTTTTGATCCATTAATATCTGGAGATACCGTAGAAATAGTTTATCATGCATGCGAGTGGGACAAAAATTATTTCAGCGTTGAGCTAGCTTCTCAGCTTTCTGCATGGTTAAAAGTGCAAAATGATGTAAATTTTGAATTTATAGAAAATCTATAAACATTTAAAATTATACTCTTAATCGAAGAAACAAAAATTATAAGGAAATTATACCGTGATAAATTGTTTAAAAGAAAAAAAAGATTGGTCAAAAGAATTTCAAAAAAAAGAACCTTTTGACCACGTCATTCTTGACAATTTTTTAGAAGAAAGTTTTGCTAAAGAATTAAAAAATAATTTCCCAGACCCGCTAGCACAAAAATGGTGGTCATATGATAATCCTCTTGAAAAAAAATTGGCTTTTAATGATCTAACGAAACTCGATATCGCTTTTACAAAGTTTTTCAAAGAAATTAATTCTGATCATTTTGTAAATTGGTTGTCTGATCTTTCAGGATTAAAATTGCATGCTGATGATGCGTTGCTTGGCGGCGGCTTACACTTAATCAAACGAGATGGCAAATTAGACGTCCATGAAGACTTTAATATTCATAGGGATCTTAGAATGCTTCGAAGTATTAATTTAATTTTATACTTGAATGATGACTGGAAAGAATCTTGGGGCGGTCATCTTGAATTATGGGATAAAGACATGACTAAGTTGTGTAAAAAAATTACGCCATCATTTAATCGCGCAGTAATTTTTAGAACAGACACGAATTCAAATCATGGTCATCCGCATCCACTAAGTTGTCCCGAAGATAGATTTAGAATATCATTAGCATCTTATTACTACAGAACAATCGACAATATAGATTCTATCGAATATAAGTCTACACATTATAAAAAACTTCCAGGTGAAAATGACGACCACGATAGTCTTAGGGAGATTCGTAGACGAGGAAGAATAAAGGATGAAATTTTGTGATGTTTATATAACGTTGGTTCTTACAAAAAATGGGCAAGTCTGATTCTATTATTTTTAACGAGTATAAAAGCGTTCTTAGCAATATTAAGTCGCAAATTAATTCTGTCGCATTTTTAGGATTTTCTCAAGAAAATGATTTAACAAAATCTATTGTAGCAAAAACAAAAAGCTTTTATGATTTGAGTTTAGGAAATTGGGACATCAATAGCGATTGGACATTAGATCAAAAGTATGATTTAATCGTTAGTACGAGATGTCCATATTTTTCAAAAGATCCAAAAGCCTTCATCAAAAAATGCAAAAATCACCTAACAGAGCGTGGATATGCTCTTATTGATTGGGGCTTAGGTGACCATTGGCGTTTTAAAGACTATAAAGTTGGCTGGTTACGTCACGGTGAGCTCGAGTTTGCATATAAACCAACCAACTTTTTATATTCTTGCTATTGGCACGACGATTTATTACTTGATCAAAACGTGAATTTATTTTGGGATTCAATTTTGCTTAATCCAGAATTTGGCTATACTAATCAAAATAATTTAAAAGAAGTCGTCGAAAAAGAAATACCTTATCTTGTAAATTATAAAGTAGAAAAAATAAAAACCGTGTTTTTATGGCCAGAGCGTCCGCAATTGTATATAATCACTTTGATTAGAAATGATTAACTACATACAAAAGAAAAAGATTCGCGAAAGCAGAATATCAGAACTTCTTAAGAAATCAGTTGAGTTAAATCAATTTACGAATGATGGTCCAGTAAAAAAGGACTTAGAAAAACTTTTACATATTAAACTTAATCTACCTACTAATAAAGCAGTAGTTTGTTTATCGAATGGAACAGCTGCTTGTCATACTTTAATGTATTTATTCGAAAGAAAAAATAACAAAAAACTAAAATGGATAACACCCGCGTTTACATTCCCCGCGCCGGTCGTTGGAGGCTTCTCAGCAAAAATAACAGATATTGATAATCAAACATATACGATTAGTTCATCGGATCCAAAAGTAAAAAAAGCTGACGGCGTAATAATAACCAATTTATTTGGAACCTGTAATGCAATAGAAGAATGGGAAGACTATTGCAAAAAAGAGAACAAGATACTCATATTCGACAATGCTAGTTCTCCAATGACAAGCTTAAATGGAAAAAACATTTGTGCTTATGGAAATGCAAGCTTTGGAAGTCTACATCACACAAAGTATTTCGGGTTCGGTGAGGGAGGATTCGCTGTTGTTGACGTAGAAGATTATGAAGCGTTAAATAGCATTGCAAACTTTGGCTTTACATCTCAAAGAGTACACCATGGTCTTTCTTCAAACTTTAAAATGTCGGAAATCGCAGCTGCTTATTGCTATACGCAAGTAGAAAGCTACGACGTACGAAAGCATATAGAGATCCAAAACGCTCTAATAAAAAATCTTTTAGATATAGACTTACAAGTATTCAATATCAATAATGATGGCGTAGAATACGTTCTTGGAAACGTCCCAGTGTTGTTCAATAAGCCAGTTGATTTCTCTAGTTATAGAAACCTAGGAATTGAAGCCAACAAATACTATAGACCTCTGGCACCTTTAAAAAATTCTAAAGATATTTTTTCTAGAATTATTAATCTTCCATTGAATGATGGATTAACGGATTATGAAATAGAAATGATTTGCAAGGTTTCTTATGAGATAAAGCGTGGCCTCGATGAAAAAAAATAAATCTATCGCAATTATGCAACCTTATTTTTTTCCGTATATTGGATATTTTCAACTCATCCACGCGGCCGACGTTTATGTTAACTTAGATCATGTTAGCTTTATGAAAAGAAGCTATATGACAAGAAATATGCTGAAAAATAACACAGCAATAAACGTGCAGGTCAATAAGGGAACACAAAATCTAGCATGCAATAAAACCACAGTAAATTTTGAGCATGGCTACACCAACAGTCTTACAAAAACGCTGAAGTTTCTGTATTCAAAATCTAAAAACTATAATACGGTAATGCAGGAAATTGTCCTACCTGAAGTCTACGAAAGACCAGTAACGATCTCTCAATTTAATCTTGAAATAATAAAGCGTATTTGCAATTACTTGAATATAGAAACCAATATTCTTGACACGTCTGATGCTTTTGCGAACGGATTGAAAGCAGAAGACTCCTTAATCGATATAACCAAAAAACTTGACGGAACTACATACATCAATGCCCCTGGCGGTCAAACGTTATATTCAAAAGAAAACTTTCACAAGCACGATATCACACTCAAGTTTATTAAGATGGGAAATCTAGAATTAGAAAATCCTTATCTTTCAATCTTACATCAGTTATTTACATATCCTAAACAGCTCTTAATAGAACAAATATCGAATTATAGTTTATTTTGATAATTGCTATGCAAAAGCGTGTAGTCATATTTGGTACAGCTGACACAGCTGAACTAGCTCATTATTATCTTGAATCAGATTCTGATCTAAAAGTGGAAGCTTTTACGCTAACTCAAGATTACATCAAGTCTGAATTGTTCATTCCCCGCGGGTCTACAAAAGAATACCCCGTAGTTCCATTTGAAAATTTGGAAAAAAAATACCCACCCAGCGAATTTTTATTGTTTTCCCCGATGACGGGGAACAAAATGAACACCATTCGAGAAAACATTTTCTTGCAAGGAAAAAGAAAAGGTTACACGCACGCGACGTACATTTCCAGTAAAGCTAGCGTTTTTAACAACAGAATTGGTGAAAATTGCTTCATACTTGAAGATAATACTTTACAACCATTTACAGACATTGGAGACAATGTCATTCTTTGGAGTGGTAATCATATTGGTCATCACGGAAAAATAGATGATCACGTTTTTTTTACTTCTCATGTGGTTATGTCTGGACACTGCCATATAAAAAACAATTGTTGGATTGGTGTTAACGCGACTCTAAGAAATGCTATTATATTAGAAGAATCCACGTTACTCGCAATGGGGTCTGTGTTAACTAAAAACACAGAAAAATTTGGATTTTATCTGGGCAATCCTGCAAAGAAACAAGAAAAGTCTTCAATAGAGGTTTATTAAAATGAAAATACTAACTCTTGAAACGAAAAATCACACTTCGGGTATAAGAAGCAAAGATTACGCGCAGTTACAAATAGACCGTCACGCGGAAAAAGTGAATGTAAAACAAACAAAAAGCGCCTATGAAATAGTCGCTGATGGAATAAAAAAACACTTTCTGGGTATCGAAAATAAAAAACAAGAAATGTTATGTTTGGGAACGCGAAACAATCATGAAAGAGATTGCTTCGCAAGTTTTTTCCCTTCATTCATTGTCAAATCAGTCGATATAAGTCCTCTAGCAAAAGCAGATTACACCTTAGATTTTACGAGTTTACCTCAAGAATGGCAAGATCGTTGGGACATTATTTATTCAAATAGCATCGATCATAGCAACGAGTCTACAAAAACCTTAGATGAATGGATTCGCTGTTTAAAATCTGGAGGTATTATTGCCCTCGGTTTTTCATATGGACATGAAACTTCGAATACGGATATTTGTTCGTTTACTGAAGAAAACGTTCATAAATTTTTAAAGAACAAGGAAACAATAAAAATTGTAGAAAACTTGCCGGGAGAAGCTAAAGATGCCAGCACTTGGATTCTTCAAAAAATTTGATTAAAGGCAATTTTATGAAAAAATCAATTTATGCTGCGGCGGACAAATTTTTGATGATTGAGAAAATTATTGTTGAATCGAACGAGTAAATGTGGAAAAAAATTAAAAATATCTATAGTTTTCACCACGCGCAAGTACCAGTTGTGCAAGACATCGGTGACAGATGGAGAATATTTTATTCAAATCGCGTAGAAGGAAAAAGCGTTCCTAGCTCTTTTCTAGTTTCGAAAGAAGATCAACGAATAATCTCTAAATTTGAAGCGCCTCTTGTTAAACTTGGAGAAAGAGGAACGTTCGATTGGGCGGGTGTAATGCCTACAGCGCTGATACAGCCAGAACAATCTACGATTTTTCTCTATTACATTGGATGGTCAATCAGAAAAGATGTGCCATACCACAACAATCTCGGATTAATGATCTCTAAAGACAACGGTAAAACTTTTCAAAAATTTTCTGAAGGCCCTATTTTTTCAACTTCTTATAAAGAACCTGGTTACATCGGCACAATTTTTGTTTTATTCGATGAAGGTTTTTTTAAAGGATGGTATCTTTCTTGTAGAAGGTGGATAGAAGTAGAAAATAAAATTGAGCCCATATATGATATCAAATACGCTATATCAAAAAATGGCGTTGATTGGGAACCAACAAATATCACTTGCATTCAACTTGAAAAAGATGAAGGAGGTATTTCGCAAGCTTCAGTCGTTAAGGGAAATAACGGTACATATCATATGTGGTTTTCAGTAAGAAATCAAGTAGATTTCAGGAATAATAAAAGTAATTCATATCGCGTGAAATATGCTTCATCACTTGATGGAATAAACTGGACAAGACAACCGAACCCAAATTTTGAATTAGACATTTCTACGACGGGTTGGGATAGCGAAATGGTGGCATACCCTTGCGTGATTAAAGATAACAAAGATCTCTACATGTTTTATAATGGAAATGGATTTGGAAAAACAGGAATTGGATTAGCAAAGTGGATAGACACACAACCGACGCCGCAACTATGTCTTTAATTCCAGACTCATATCTTGAAAATGGATTTATAATAGTTAAAGACGTATTCAAAAATGAAGATATAGAAAGCTGTAAACAAGAGCTTATACAAATCTGTAATGAAGTAATTGATAAAAAATATATAGACCTAGAGCTAACTCTTAGAGCTGTATTTGCTAAAGACCCAAATACATATCTTCAAATTTTAAGAACTTTTTCGAAGTCTGCTCGACTACAGTCGTTATTCTTAAAAGAAGAGTTGTTAAGCTTCGTTAAACGATTAGGGGTAAAAGTGCCAACTCAACCTACGCAGCCCGTTACTCATGTAACGTGCGAAGATCTCTTAATCGAAGGAGAGGCCGCTGGTATAAAAGCGCACCAAGATTGGCCTTCGATCCAAGGTAGCTTAGATTCTTTAGTCGTCTGGATTCCTTTCACAGAAGTTAATGATTTAAGCTATCCTATACAGATATTGCCGCGATCTCATTTAGACGGTCTTCGAGAATCCGTTATTGAAAAAAAAGGAAGCATTATAAAGTTAACCCAAGAAGAGGAAAAAAACATACTTGATGTCGTCTGTAGTCCGGGTGACGCCTTGATCTTTTCAACTTTTACTGTGCATAGAACGAAAACAAATATTAAAAATAGTAAATTTAGATTTTCTGCTTCGACTCGATTTGATAATGCTATTGAAAAAACGTTTATCGACAGAAATTATCCTTGTGCGTATAAACGTAGTATAGAAAGAGAAATATCGAATCCGTTGTCACAAGAAACAATTAAAAATTTTTTCAATAAAAAATGATAACCGCATTTTGTGTTTTAGCTGAACCTGATAAATTGATGTATCCATACATCGAGTCGTTAAAGTCTGTTTCTCATTTTGCTGATAAAATAATTATAAATTATGCTGCGGCAAAAGAAGACCGGCCCGAATTTAGACAGTTTGAAGAAATTTCTTACGAAAATATATCTAAATTAAAAAAACAAGTTGAGTCATATTGCAATATCGAATTTGTAATAGACGAAAATTGGAAGTTACAAAAAAATCAAACATATTCAGAAATAAGAAATATAGTTCAAAGTGCCCTCGATTCGTGTAAAACCGGGTGGTTCCTTAAATTTGACGCTGACAACGTTTTTAGAAAAGAAAGAGTAAGTGAGATTAAAAGTCTTTTTGAAAAAAAGGTCGACAAATTAATTTTTAGAAGAGCAAACGTTGTAACCTTCGATAGAGTTGGTGTTAATACAAGTTCAGAAGACATATACGCCTTGAATATTGATAGCTTGAAATCAAAAAATATAGAATATAAAGTGGGCGATATAAAAAGTTGGTGTCGAGCAGAGATATCGTCGCCTCATGAAACTTTTGTAGTTTCAGACGAAAATATCATACCAACAAATTATGATGCGACTTTCTTTACGAAAGAAAGACTAATTGACTTTTGGAAAAAAACAGAAGAAGCCTACAGTTTTGCGCAACAAAGAAAAAATAGATTCGAGCATATGTCGGATACCGAGATAATTCAAAGTTACAAAGATTATAAAAAAATAAAAGATTCATCTTTAAAAATAATAAAAAACTTTAAACATCCCGAAGATTCTCAAGAAAAAATTAATCAATTGAACTCTTCACATTGGGGATTTAATAATTTTGCATAAAACTATGAAATCTATTGCTGTAATTGGACAAGGATTCGTCGGCGGTTCACTAACGACTGTTTTTGCCGAAAGAGGTTTTGGAGTCTATGCATACGACAAGGCAGGCAAGTATGCCAAAGGTGCGCTACCATCTCATGGAGATTCAGTCGCCGGTTACCCAGGATCCATCGCAGAATTAATTGGAGATAATGAAGGTGGAGGAACACCAAACTTTTCTAAAGTTTATTTTGTGTGTCTTCCTACGCCCATGTATGATGATGGTTCTGCTGATCTTTCAATCGTCGACGACGCGCTCTCTGAATTAGCCGCTATTCCCGGAGAAAGAATCGCGGTTGTCAAATCTACGGTCCCGCCTGGTTCTGTAGAGGCGTGGAACAAAAAGTTCTCAGAGACAGGTCTACGCGTAGTATTCAATCCAGAATTTTTGACTGAAGCAAATGCGCTGGACGATATGCGAAATCAAAACCGCATTATCCTTGGTGGACCTCGTCCGTGGATCAATAAAGTGAAGCAAGTCTTTGAAGCTGCGTTTCCAAATGTACCAATCATTAAGACATCTAGCACGACAGCAGAGATGGTCAAATATGTGACCAATGTACACCTTGCGGTCAAGGTATCTCTTGCAAATGAATTCTATCAAATTTGTCAGGCCTTAGACAGTCAAGGCGCAAATATCGATTATGATAAGGTAGTCGAGTATGCAACATTAGACAAACGTCTAGGTAACTCTCATTGGAAAGTCCCAGGTCCAATGCCAGCAGACGACACTGGAGAACCCGCATTCGGTTTTGGTGGAAGCTGTTTTTGTAAAGACATTAATGCCCTTATCTCAATTGCAAAAACGTTAGGCGTCGATCCAAAAGTCATGTCTGCAGCGTGGAATAAAAATTTAGAAGTTCGTCCTCAAAAGGATTGGTTAAAATTAGTCGGTCGCGCTATTTCAAAGAAAGTAGATTCTTGAACTAAGTGACTATCTTGCATTATAGTTTAATAATGCAAGAAACACAAGTTAATTTTGAGCTTTTGCCCACTGGAAAACCTCACGTTTCATTTTCCGAAGTAAAGCTCTGGAAAGAATGTTCTTATAGACACCATCTTTTCCACGTAAAAAAGATTGATCTTTCCAAACCATCGCCTGTTTTAGATTTCGGCACTGCAGTTCATGCATCTTGCGAGCAATATTTGCTAACTCGCGTGATGGATCCGAGAATTGCTTACGAACATTTAGAAAGTGCTTGGGAAGCCAAAAAGGATTCACCTGATTTTACAAAAGAGTCTTTAGAAAAGGCAAAGTCTGATGCAGCGATTATTCTTGCCGAAGTTCCAAAGTTTATTGATGAAACTTTTCCTGAATGGGAAGTTGTAGACGCCGAGCATCAACTTTACGAAGCAGTTGATAACCATCCTCACGCCTTTAAGGGATTCATCGATGGCGTCATTAAAGCGAAAGGTAAGCGTGGTGAAACTATTTATTGGATTCTTGACTGGAAAACGACCGCGAGAGGTTGGTTCCGCGAAAAAAGATCCGACGATATGGTCAAAGCTCAGTTAGCTCTCTACAAAAATTATTGGTGTCAAAAAAATCCACAAGTTTCGATGAAGGATGTCCGTTGTGGATTCGTTCTTTTGAAGAAGTCTGCGAAGCCAGGAGAACATTGCGAATTATTCTCTGTATCGCTTGGAGAAGTACCGATCAAAAGATCTTTAAAGGTCGTTAGTAATATGATTACTTCTGTGAAAAGAGGTATCGCATTAAAAAACAGAGATTCTTGCACTTGGTGCGAATATAAAGACACTGAAAATTGTACCTAAAAAGATTACAAATATAAAAAAATTATTACGATAGACAAAAAGAAAGAAGCGAAATGGGTAATAAGAAGACGATACTAATGTTATGCGATCATCCGTTGTCTACTTCTGGCGTCGGGACTCAAGCTAGATGGCTAATTAATGGTTTGGTCAATACGGGCAATTATAGTTTTAGATGTTTCGGTGGAGCTATTAGACACGATAATTATGAGAATACTGTCGTAAATCCGGATTTCATTATTAAACCTACAGATGGATTCGGCGACAGAAATCTGTTAAGGCAAACGTTAGTTCAATTACGTCCAGATGCTCTTCTTCTTTTTACCGATCCAAGATTCTTTATTTGGGTTTGGGAAATGGCAGACGAAATACGTCAGATTTGCCCTATAACATATTGGCATTTGTGGGATAATGATCCATGGCCCGAATTTAATAGAGTTTTATATGAGTCAACTGACCTCGTTAATTGCATAAACTGGCCGACGTATAAGATGGTTAAGGAGAGATTCCCAGAACGCACTAACTATATTCCACATGCCGTGCCAAAAGACTTGTATAAACCTCTACCTAAAGAAGATGTTTTAAAGTTTAAGAAAAACCTGTTGGGCGAGTCGCGTTTAGATCATTTCGTCGTTGGATATGTTTCAAGAAATGCTCGCCGCAAAATGCCGAGCGATATCGTCGTATCGTGGAAGATGTTTCTTGATGAACTAGAAGAGAAACACGGTCATCGAAAAGCGACACTCGTTATGCATACTGAACCGCTAGACCCTGAGGGTCCTAATCTTTATCACGTTGTAGAAACAATGAACGTTGTCAACAACGTTTGCTTTTCAAAAAGCAGAATAGGATTTGAAGACATGTCTCTTCTTTATAATTCTTTTGATACGATCGTTAATCGTAGTTCTAATGAAGGCTTCGGTCTTCCGACTCTCGAATCGATGATGTGTGGCAAACCGATTATTACTATAAAGACGGGTGGATTAACTCGTCAAGTTGAAGACCTAGAAACAGGCGAACAATTTGGAATAGGATTAGATCCGGAAGTAAGATCTTTAGTTGGAAACCAGATGGTTCCTTACATTTATGAAGATTTAATTTCTCATAAATCTTTAGCGAATGCATTCATGAGAATGTACGATATGGGTCCCGAAGCAAGGCACGAACTGGGTTTAAAAGCAATGGCTCATGCGCACAAAGATTATGACATTGAAAACATGATCAAAGATTGGGATATGACTTTATCTAAAACAATCGATGACTGGAAAACGAACAAATATAAACTTTGGACTTGCGAGGAGATTTGATGATGAAAAAAAGAGTCATTGTAAGAGGCCCAGCATTAACTCAATCAGGTTATGGCGTTCATTGTAGGCAAGTCGCAGCATGGTTATTGTCGAAGTCTAATTTAGACGTTAAATTTCAAGTTTTACCATGGGGAGACACGCCATGGATTTTAGATAAAAATAGACACGATGGTTTGATCGACAAAATAATAAAAAACACGAGCGATATAGTGGTTAAACCAGAAAACAAATTCGACGTGTCGTTTCAATTACAACTACCTAACGAGTGGGATACCTCTATTGCAAAGTTTAATGTCGGAATGACAGCTTCCGTAGAAACAGATATTTGCAATCCAGAGTGGATCGATTATTGTAACAAAATGGATCTGATCATTGTTCCATCGACTCATGCCGCTGCAACTTTAACGAAACACAAGAATTTACAAAAACCAGTTGTAGTAATTCCCGAGTCTTTTAGCGACGAATTATTGTTACCGTCAGAAGCATTACCGCAATTGCCAAAATTTTCTACTAATTTTAATTTTTTGTTGTTCGGTCAAATTACCGGAGACAATCCGTTTAACGATAGAAAAAATATTTTCTTTACCGTTAAATGGCTTTGTGAAACTTTTAAAGACGATAAAGATGTGGGGATTGTTATTAAGACGAATGCCGGTAGAAATACGCTAATAGACAAAAATAGAACTTCACAATTGATGAAGATGTTAGTGAAAGAATGTAGAAAAGGTGAATTTCCTAAAGTTCACTTGCTTCATGGAGAAATGTCTAATCATGAAGTAGCTGCTCTTTATCGCCACGAACAAATCAAGGCGTTAGTTACATTAACACGTGGCGAAGGTTATGGATTACCAATACTAGAAGCAGCGGCCTCGGGTCTACCTGTAATTGCAACAGGTTGGTCTGGTCATACTGACTTTTTAAATTTAGGAAAGTTTATTAGCTTGTCATATAATCTAAAAGAAGTTCATGCATCAAGAATAGACGGGAAGATTTTTCTTCCACACATGAAATGGGCAGAACTAATCGAATCCGACGTAAAGAAAAAATTGTCAAAATTTAGATCATCTTCTTCAGTACCGAAGGATTGGGCAACAGAACTAAAAACGACTATAGTTGAAAGATATAGCTTAGAAGCTATTAAAAAACTATACGACGAAGCAACAAAAGAATTTTTATGATATTTGTTTGTATTTTATTGGGATTATTGCTTGCATCAACTTCGACGTTGCTATATTTTAGTATTAAAAAAAATCTAGAATTTTTGCAACAACAAGAAGATGTATTAACAACTTTAGAACAAGCGTTATTAGAGCTGGACGTGTGCGCTAAAAAAATAGATAAAAAAACAAAATTAGAGCTTTTTTCTGATGACCCCACTGTAAAAGATTTGGTTAATGACATGAAAGATGCTCGCCATGCCGTTGTTTCTATTATCGAAAATTTGACAGGGGAAAAGGATGCTATCGAAACTATGCAAAAAACAGAAGGCGAAAATATTGCCTAGGAAGAATTTTAAATGACACAAGAGAAAAAAGAAAAAACAAAAAAGATAGATCCTTTAAAAATGTATTTTAATTCCGATACGCAAAAAGCTATCGTTGAATTTCAGGCTTGCAAAGAGAAAAAGGAAAGAGATCGCCTTTACGTTCAAGAGATAATGCCAGCTTTTGAAAAGCTTGTTGAAAATTTAATTAATATTCATAAATTTGCTGGGTTGTATGATTCGTATGATGATTTAAAAAATGATTGCGTCAATTTTTTATTTGAAACGATTTGTAAATTCGACGCGGATCGAGGAACTAATGCCTTTTCTTATTTTAACGTCGTCGCAAAAAATTGGTTGATCATAAAAACCAAACAAAAATCTCAAAAATCTAAAAAGAATATTTCTCTTGATGATCCGAGCATGTTGTCTACTCACGAAAAAAATATTGTTGATGAGCATAACATGTTACCATCGCAAGACGTATTTTTTGACAGCATGTTATCTAGCGAAAACATAACCAGTATTTTATACGACATAAGAAATGTCGCTAAAACAGAAAATGAATTAATGTGCATAAATTCTATTATCACTATATTTGAAAATATAGATGATATTGATCTGTTAAATAAAAACGCTATTCTTTTGTATATGCGCGAATTGTCTGGGTTGAGTCCAAAACAACTCACGACTACGATGCAGGTAATAAAAAAACACTATAGAAAGATTAAAATAGAACATCAAAAAAATGGTTGATATGCAAACTACTCTCGAAGATTCTGAAATAAAACTAGAAGAAAAGGTAAGAGACTTCTCTACCCTGTTGGATCAAATAGAGGGCCTATCTGATAAAAAGAAAAAACTCTGGAAAGAAATTTATGAAAATGCGATATACGATAGGCAAAACGCCTATTCTCTATTCGTAAAATTAGTAAGAATAGTAGAAGATAAAAGTACTGAACATGCAGTCCACGGAAAATCTTTAGCATCGTACATAGAAAAGATGAGTAAGGCTAATGATCAACTCATTAGATTAGCAGAATTAGTTTCAAAAGCCGAAAAAGTGAACGACGAAATAGATCCAGAAGAAATGTTTAAAAGGATAAACAATGCCTGATTATAGAATGCTCAAAGATCTTGCTGAAGGAAACTCGATCGTTGGTTCTGCAAAAATCAAGACAGCAACCGACATAAATCGTTCTCATTTTTTCCAAGCCATTGTCCTTGAAGTAATTTCTGATCCCAAAAAAATCACAGAACAAAAAATTGATTATTGGCAAAAAGTATTAAAAATTAATACGAGTTGGTCATTTAATTTTTTAAATTCTCCAAAGGAATCTGAGGAAAAAAACTTTCCACGGGTACCGCCACGCAATTCTATAATTGCCCAAAAAAAACTTGATGGACACACAAGGTTGTCGGTTCCTATGTTGATGGTGCCATTTTTTCCTTCGCACATTGCCTTGCCTTGTAAGCCTGGGGAATTAGTTTGGGGAATGTACGAGGATCCATATGCAGGTGGTAATAAAATAGCTTACTGGATGTGTAGCGTAGTTCAACCATATTTCATAGAAGATGTTAATCATACACACGCACCATTGGCATTAAGACAACCGACTGCACCAAAGGTTGCAGGAGATATAAAGATTCCTTATCAAATGCAAAATGGCGCCACTGTTCTTGTTAAGGGAAGTAAAAACGACTATAAAGACGAAAAGGGTAATGTTATAATAGGAACCGATCCTTTAACTAAATTTATACCAAGCGATGATCAATTTGTTTTTGAAAAATTAGTAACTCAAACTGATGCATCGAAAATTTGTGCATACGAACAAGTACCAAGATTTCATAAACGACCTGGCGACGTTGTTTTGGAAGGAAGTAATAATTCATTAATCGTTTTAGGCACGGATAGAACATCAAAACTCGGTGAATACAACGCCGGCGCGTTAGTAAAAATTTCGACCACAGATTCTGTTTCTACGGGTTTATCACCAAAGTGGCCTGTTACTGATTTTCAAACCGAGGCAGGAATGATCGATATGGTCGTCGGTCGCGGGTATTCTGAAAATACGGGTGGAAATCCAATAGAAATCACTGAAATTAAAAACCCGGCGTCTATAATAAGAAAAGAACAAGATAAATTAAATCCCGCCATAGATGAAGGCGATCCAGATTTAGTAAACGATAGAAGCAGAATACAGATTTCTCAAAAAACCTTAGTAGATAAAAACTTTAAATTATCAGATTATTTTACCAGCATACCAGAAGCGCCCAGCGGTATAACTGATTCTTCAACTGGAGATGCAGCTATCGTTATAAAGTCTGATAAAATTAGATTGATAGCTCGTTCAGATATTTCTTTTATTGTTACCAATTGGAACGAGAACGTAGACAATAGAACAGGCAATATCTTTAAGCAAGAAGAAACAAGCTTCGCTAAGTGGGCATCGATAACTATCAAATCAAATGGTGACATCGTTTTTACGCCATCCGAACAAGGCTTAATCAAACTTGGTGGCGAAGATGCAGACAAAGCTATACTTTGTACAGATAATCTTGCACCTGGTGCTGCCGGTAAACCTGTCGTCAATGAAGGAAAGGTTTCGTTCGTACCAGGTATAATTAGTACAGGAGCAGACTTAATTGGAACAGGTAAGCCCAAACAAGGCACCTTTGCAACAAAAATATTGGTGAAGTGATATGCCACCAGGTGAAGAAAATAACCCCAATCAACAAGAGATTGAAAAAAATAAAGACGCTGACCAAAATGGTCAGCCAGACGATAAAGAAAACAAATCGAACGACTCCAACAACACAGAGGATGCGCCTAAAAACCCACCGACTAAACCAGGCATAATGGTTCATGCTGGTTATTTAAACGATCAAGAAGAAGTAAAGGGCGGCGCCGCAGAAATTTTTTTTAAACACCGAGACGACGTAATTAAAGAAAAAACACCTAGTAACGAAGATTATGCGTATATACCCCAAGGGAACGACATAAGAAATAGGTTTGAGTTTCCAACATTTTATGTAAATTGGATCGACGGGATATACGCTTCTTGCTTGCGAATATTAAATCATTTTCCAAGCTGCGCAAGTAACTATAAACAAAATTTCATAACAAAACCTCCGCCAGCCCCGCCAGAACCAGGACCGATTCACGATCCATATTTCGTTCATTCTTTAATGCCACAATCCGCCCAAGCAAAAAAACCTGAAATGGACGCTGCGGCGCTAGCAGCTTATTTCATCCAGCCTGGACTAACTGGTAAAAGTGCTCTAGCTTCGCAATTTCAAATAATTTATCCACCCACTGGACAAAATCCGCCCGAGGATGCAAAGGCCGCACAATTTGAGGCGGGAATGGCGAAATTGGGGACTATACCACAATATACGAAAAGACAAGCGAGCGAATTTATCCCAGATTTAGCAAGTGATGAATTTCCTAATCTAGATTATGGAGATAGCGAACTTTCTTTAAAAAATAAACAAGAATTATTGTTCGAAGCAATAGTAAAATCTTATGATGATTTAGTGAACGCGATATTAGAAAACCCCACCGCGTATTTCGTACCAATCGGTTTGTTGGGCATAGCGCCCAGTACGAAACCCCCAGTTGGTCAAGAAATGCCGGGTCCGGGTTTAATTCCAATATTTCAAAAAGCTAAACAATCATTAGATAAAAACTTACCCGAACCCGCAGCAGACAACGCGATAACTAACATAGCTAATTATGAAGCTTTAAAACGTGCGTTAACGAAACCATTATGTTTAGCTGCCATAGGAGTATTGTTCGGTTCTCATCCCGAAGGCTTTGTAAATAAGATGGGTTTGATAACGCCAGATCCGGTTCTAGAATATAACTTAAATTATAAAGACGTCAAACCCGCTAAATTAAACATAGAACAAGAGGCCGAGGCTGAAGCCATAAACATGGGCGGTTATGCTGTTGCTGGAGTCGAATTAGACGGTGATAACATTCCAATGTTTCGACCGTTCGTCGCACAGCGCTTCCCGCGTGGCAAGGGAATGAAAAGCGAATTTTATAGAAAACTGAAAGAATTAGGCGAAACATTTATCTCGCCTGGCGATGCGAATGAATTTGCAGATGCTAATCATAGAGGATTGGCATTTTTGATGGTGTTTTGGCACGAAACAGCTTGCGATCCTGGTACTGCTAACGAAAACAATTCAAAACAATATGCAGGTGATGGTACACCCTCCGATGCGCTAATTTGGGCAGCAAAAAACTCGGTGCCGATGAAACCAGTGTCCTCGATGACTATGGAGCAATTTAACAATTCACCCGTATTAGATCCATATTCGCTACAAAAAAACTTACGTGGCATGGATGTAATGGAGCAATTATTTTATTATGAAGAATGGTTAACATGCTGTTTAGCGATGTTGGGATCCGAACAACAAGCCCCGCCTGATCCGAAAAACCCCAATACCCAAGCGCCAGTAATAACCAGCGCTGGTCGGGCAGGTCTCCAAGGTCCGTATTTGGGTCCTGATCCATATTTTACGAATCAAGTCTTAAACGGACCTCATAGCGCTCGCTTATTAAAACACCTAGAAGCTAAAGAGCACATGAAGGAAAAATACAAAGACTGGGTTCACATGACGCCACCAAAATACATCCCAGAAAATATGGGTGGTACAGCCGCTGGTCGCAAGTCTTCTAACAAAGGCTATAGAGAGCCTTTTTATTACATGCAAACGCCATATGATATATACGGTTTCCACATAGGGTTAAAAGGATCAGGCGAACTAATAATTGGTAGACCTGGTCCAGATGCAGTGAAAAAACATCAAATAAGTTATACGATGACACAACGCAATTATCATAATTGCTTACAAGGCGAACATATTCCTAGGTATATGCAAGCTGTCGGCATGGAGAGGATAAACTGGAATCAAGTGGGCGTTATTGGAATGCATAGATACGTAGATGAATATAGCAAACCCCGCGATCCTAATCGCAAATTATTTATAGACCCGATACCATTTGGAAATGAATGTAGCACAGATTTTATTGATATGAATAATAAATATCAAAAAAGATATAAGCAAGGTTAATTAATTACAGTTTATAATTACCAAAGAAGTAAATGGGTACATTAAGTTTCAAAAGCGTCGGACGCACGGCACAATCGCTTCAAGATGAAGCTGTTGAAGAAAAGGTATTACCCGTAGGCATTAAAACGCCTTTGCAACTTGAAGTTGTAGATGGTCCTTTAGCGATGCACTATTCTCTTGAAGATCAACTATCTGATAATTTAAGAAACTTATTACAAACTAATTTTGGCGAACGCTTGGGCATATATGATTTTGGTGCTAACTTAAAACCTTTAACAGTGAATTTTAGTTCACAAGATGTTTTTGATGCCGAGGCATTGAATAGAATTGCCACTGCGATATCCCGGTGGATGCCTTACGTCGAACCTATCGATTATATTTCAGAAGTTGATAGGTCTCAAAGGCTTAACACTGCGTTAATTAGAATCACCATTACCTATAATATTCCCAGCTTGAATATATCTGGTAAGAAAATTCAAACAGTTTTATATGTAATTTGAAGAAAAATGGCGACAGATAGAAAGACACAAGTTCAACAGGTTAGGCAGCGTAGATATTTGTCACGCGATTTTGATTCTTTGCGCGCAACCTTGTTGGATTATGCAAGACAATATTATCCAACACAAATACAAGATTTTTCGGAATCTTCGGTTGGTGGCCTTTTTCTTGACATGGCAGCCTATGTTGGCGATAACATGTCTTTTTACATGGATCATCTTTATGGTGAATTAAATTTTGATACTGCAGTTGAACCATCGTCTATTCAGCGCGCATTAAACAATTCTGGCATTGAAGTTAATGGCGCAGCGCCGGCGACCGCGAATGTAACCGTGTATTTTGAAGTACCAGTTGAGCAACTAGACGACGATGGCCCAGATGTAAATTTATTACCCGTCGTAAAAGCCGGTACCGTTTTTATTTCTACTAATTCTATATTGTTTAATTTATTAGAAGATATTGAGTTTTTAGTCGAACAAGAAGATGGAAGCTATGTTTTAAATTCTTTAGCTACGAAAAGAATTGGCAATACCAACGCCAGTGGTCAAATAACTTCATATATAGTTTCATTAAGCGGTCTATGCGTTTCTGGCGATGTCGTAACTGAAAACTTTACAATTGGCGATTTCGTTCCATTCAGAAACATAACTCTGTCCGAACCAAACGTAACAGAGATTATTAACGTATATGATTCTTTTGGAAACACGTATTACGAAGTAGGCGCATTAACTCACGACGTGGTTTATAAAAATGTATTAAATATTGCTGGTGATAATCAACTAGTAAAAGACACGCTAAAAGTAATACCTGCGCCTTATCGTTTTACGAAAAATACGTCCGTTATAGGAAGAACAACTTCTTTAACATTCGGCGGAGGTACAGCTGATTCGTTAGAGGACGATATAATACCAGATCCGTCCGAGTTTGCTATTGCGATACCCTATAGCAAAACAAGCTCAAGGGTACCTGTAAATCCTCAAAAGTTATTAACGACAAACACTCTTGGCGTCGCGGGTAGTAATACTACGTTGTCAATAAACTATCGATATGGTGGTGGATTATCCCATAACGTCCCTGCTAATTCGATAACCAGCGTTTATAATTTATCGATAGCGTTTCCAAGAAATCCAACGGTAAACTTATCGATAGCAGTTAGAAATACTTTGGAAGTTACGAATTTAGAACAAGCGTCTGGCGGTGAAGATGCGTTAACGACCGAAGAACTAGTGGCATTAATTCCTTTCGCTAAAAACTCGCAAGAAAGAGTGGTAACGAAAGAAGATCTATTGGCAAGAATCTATACGATGCCATCAAATCTAGGCCGCGTATTTAGAGCAGCTATTGTACCCAACACAAACAATCCTTTAGCAACCCAACTTTACATTATATCTAGAGATGCTCAATCAAAATTAATAACTTCTCCTGATAGTCTTAAATTAAACTTAAAAAGATATTTGAACTCGTATCGAATGATTTCTGATTCGATTGATATTTTAGACGCAAAAGTTATTGATTTACAGCTAAAGTTTTCAGTAGTGTTAGATCCGTCGTTAAATAGAAATACGCTTCTTACTAGTATACTTGCATCATTACAAACCAAGTTTGATGTAACGAAATTTCACATTAATCAACCAATCGTAATATCTGAATACGTTAACGCGATCTATGCAATTCCAGGCGTAATAGCTGTTGAAAATATTCAATTCGTAAATATTTCGGGCGTTGTTAATAATAGGGTGTATAGTTTAGATACACACGATATAAAGGCTTATACACGCAGACAAATGATTTTTCCACCTGTGGGTGGAATATTCCAGGTTAGGTATCCCAATGTTGATATTGTTGCGAAAGCGGTGTCATAATGTTTAGAGCTCTAAAAGCAGATAAGGACACTTACATTACGAACAAATACATTGATGGCCGACCGGCTGTAAGTGGTAACGTTGGTATTGCTGGTACCTTAGATTTTTTTAAACTATACGGAATTACAATCGTAACGTCTGGTAGCGATAAAATTCCTAAAACTGAATTATCTAGAGCTTTAATACACTTTGATTTGGAGCCATTGCAAAACTTGGTAAGCAATGGTCGGGTTGATCTTTCACACAATAGTTTTAAATGTCTTTTATCTTTAAAGGACGTATATGGTGGGCAGCCGACTCCCAATAATTTTACGATCGATATATTTCCGTTGTCTGCTTCATTTACAGAAGGTTATGGTAAAGATGTAGCTTATTATTCAGATGAAGATAAATGTAATTTTTTGTCTTCATCTAGCGACGCGCTATGGTTCGGAGAAGGTTGCACAAAGGCGTGCTTTTCTACGGGATCAGGAGATTATATAACAAGTTCAGTTACAATAGCAGATACGAAAGTGTCTCAAACATTTGTAAAAGGCACTGAAGATTTACTCGTAGATGTAACAAAAATTATTTCAGCTACTATAAAGGGAGATCTACCTGATTCTGGTTTTAGGTTGTCTTATAGTTCTGCGGCAGAAGACGATAATAAAACATATTTCGTGAAGCGTTTCGCTAGCCGCCACGCATACGACGAAAGTAAACACCCAAAATTATTAATAAAATTTGACGATTCGATTCAGGACGATACGTCCAATCTATTTTTAGATTCGCCAGTTTCAGCTAGCTTATTTTTATACAACTATATTCATGGCCAACTAACAAACTTGACTTCTGGTTCTACATTTTTAACTGGGTCAAATTCAGTATTACTTGAACTTCAGACTGAAGTAACAGGCGTTGGAACATACTCTTTGTTTTTTACAGGATCGCAACATAAAGTTGGTAGCAATTATACAACGGGTATTTATTCTGCTTCTGTAACCATACCCTTTAGCGACGCAACGATCAAAAAGGCTTATGATTTATCGGGCTCAGTAAGCTTCACACCAATTTGGTCTTCTATCGATAAAAATGTAGCTTTTGCTACAGGATCGATAATCACTGCACGTCCGCCAGAAAGAATATCGTATAGACTAAATCCAAGACGTTATACTGTAAATGTAACAGGTATAACGACCGATTATTCTCAGGAAGAAGAAGTAACGATGCGTGTGTACATTTTCGATCAAAATGATCCAATTATTTTTGCAAAAAGATTACCTGCGGAAATACCGGGTTTATCTTTAAGAAATGTGCATTACGCCATTAGAAACGCTGCGACGAATGAATATGCCATACCTTTTGATACAACTTATAATTCTACAAAGTTGAGTAGCGATTCGAAGGGGATGTATTTTAACTTTAATACGTCTACATTAACATCGTTAAATTCGTACGTTGTCGACATAATGATTAACGTAGATAACCTAGAACAAAAATACTTAAATGCATCATCTCAGTTTAGAATTATAAATCTTTAATGTACCATGGCAATAACGAATACGCAACCATATATTCCTTCTTTTTTGAAGGCCGCGTTATTAGATACGCGCCCGGTGCAATTAACATTCGAAGATTTGGCGGGAACAAATTCGAATATTACTAGTACTTCTTCTTTTAAGTACGAGCCCCTAAACTATCCGCTAAAAAATACCCAACAGCTAAACGTAGATTGGTCTAAGTTTGAAAATCATACTTTTTTTCAATCTGCAGAAGTAAAGACGAACGTTGCGTTTGATCAAATCATAAATGGTTATCCATTCGATGGAACAAAAAAGGAAGTAGAAGCATTTTTTGAAAAAATAAGTGGATTTGAAAAATATGTTTTCGATCAATTTCCTACCTTTGGTGGCCAATTACATTTTTCTGGTACTCAGGTTTCCGAAACGCTTCCAACACAAGGCACGTACATAACTACAAAAGACATCGCGGGCTGGTTGTTTCCTTCGCTGGCTAAAAATAAATCAGGCGAATCCGTTTTTAATCCCGTCGCAGATAAGTCTTTTACTGTCGAACTACACGCGTTTATTCCAGACCAGACGAACAGTAGACAAGTCATCATTCAAAAACAATCTGCTAACAAAGATGAAGGATTTACTTTTCATCTAGAGCCTTCTTCAACGAGTGAAGTAAAAGGTGTTTTTAGCTTTGTTTCAGGAGGCGTCAATAATCATGTCGAGGCGACGTTAACAAAAGGACAATTTAATCATCTGTGTATGACTCTGAACAAGGAATCAGGACCAGATTATTTGCAATTCTTTATTAACGAAGAACTAGTCGCAACTAGCCAATATCAAAAAGAATTTGGCGATTTTAGCGAAAGAACAGACATGTATATTGGTTCTGGTTCTTCATTCTTTGTTACAGGTACTTTAATTTCGCCACAGCAAACGTTTAGCGGTAGTTTGGATGAACTAAGAATATTTCATTCAACTAGAAGTATTAAACAACAAGAATTATATCGCTCAAAAGGTATTTACGCGACAGATAATTTAAAATTATATTATAGATTTAACGAGCCATCATCGTCGTACGCGAGTTCACCAAGCGACACAGTGAATTCGATCGTTTTAGATAGCTCGGGTAATTCTTTGCACGGAACGATAAACAACTATAATTCTTATGGTTCTTCCTCGCTGCGTCAACCTACGTCTATCGATAGTAATAGTTTGATGACTAACGAAAGAGGCGAATTTAAAAAAATTCTTTTTCCTCTGGATCCATCAGTCGTTGCATTGAACGAAAGTCTATTAACGACAGCAAGCTTGTATGATCTTGATAACCCTAATTTAATTACGAAACTAATACCTCGTCACTATTTGCGTGAAGGTGCACAATTCGAAGGAATACCGCAGGCGAGTTTAGAAGGCACAATAACCGATTCCTACAGTGGTCAAGGAATACCTGGTCAAGGTAAATTAGGCTCCGTACAGGTTATGTTGTCATTTTTGTATATTTGGGCTAAGTTTTTCGATGAGATTAAAATGTTCGCGGATGCATTTAAGACCTTGCGAACAGTTGGTTATGATTTAAACGAGACAATTCCTGATAGCTTTTTAAATGACTTTATAAAAGATTATGGTTTTTATTTGCCACCTTTGTTTAATAGCGCGAATATACAACAATACGTTGAAGGCGAAGACGTATCAGAAATAGGCATAAACGATTATACAATAAAGCAAGTACAGTCTCATCTACTTCGTCGCGTACTTATTAATATGCCTGATATAATCAGGTCAAAAGGTACTCAACACAGTATTCGTTCATTCTTAAGATCTTTGGGTATAGATCCAAATAATAGCTTAAGAATAAGAGAATACGGTGGTCCGTCTTTAAAACAGTTTGAAACAACAAGAGAATATAAAGTTGAACAGGGCATTTTAACGAAAGTTTCGGGCGCTGTTTTATTAACGTCAAATTATCTTTCTGCGTCACGCGTCGAACCAGGATATCCAGAAATAATTGGTACATTCGTAAATGGCGTATCATCTAATCCGTCAGACGGTTTATTGACTTCTGGTTCGTGGACGTATGAGGGAATCTATAAGTTTTCAAACAATTCAGCATTTGGCGTGCAATCGCTAGCAAGATTGCATACGACTGGATCTTCCCCGTATGCGCAATCTGCACTTTTATTAAATCTTGTTTATTCAGGTGGTCTACATCTTTATGCACGACCAGGTTTATCTACTACTTCTCCACTTTTACAATTAAGCTTAACTGGATTTGATATTTTCGATGGTAACAAGTGGAATGTTTCTTTTGGCTGTCAAAGATCAGACCAAATAGGGAGCGTCATTTCTTCTTCTTATTTCTTGCGAGCTAGTACACAATCGGGTGGTGATATAACCGAATATTATACTACGTCTTCTTTCTTTGATGAAGCTACGCCGATCGCCGGAATTAGAACGAGTTATTTTAAAAATATTAGTTCAGTATACAACGCGTCGGGTTCTTGGGTAGAAATAGGCGATAATCAAAATATTCCCGAAGGCGCGATGGGTTATTTGTTTTTAAATAACACTATTGATGTTCCTGCAAGCGCGCGCATTACTGATTTCGATGGTAGGGTCGGATACGTTAGATTTTGGTCGAAGGCGTTAACGGAAAGTGAATGGAGAGATCACGTAAGAAACTATAAATCTCAAGGAGTTTCTACGCCACTTACCAACTTTAATTATGTTACTAACAAATCTGGTTCGTTTGAAAAATTAAGGATGAGTGTTCTAGAAAAGCAGTCAACAAAAATATCAGACTCATTTGGAAAAATTGTATTTTTAGATTATAGCGAAAACGGAATTCACATGACCGGTTCGGGATATACAGCGTTGGTAACTGCTTCATTCGGAGAGACTTTCGATAGAAACTATTTGTCTCCTTATTACGATGAATATTCGACGAGTGAAAAAATAAGAATTCGCGGATTTTTAGATGAAAAAAATATGGTAGATGCGCCATGGGCTATTTTTGGTCCGGCCAAAGATTACCCTGCTAATGAAAAGCCCTTAGATGACACGCGTTTATCGATTGAGTTTTCCTTGATAGATTCTTTGAATAAAGATATTATCAATATGTTTGCTATGTTTGATGAATTAGCGACAGCGATTGGCGATCCTACATTAGCGTATTCTCCCGACTATCCGGACCTAGAAAAATTAAGAAATATCTATTTCAATAGATTGTCTGAAAAATTAAACTTTAGAAGTTTCTTTGAATTTTATAAATGGTTTGATACTTCTATTAGCACCTTCATTGAGCAATTAGTTCCTAGAAAAACAAGGTTTAAGGGCACGAATTTCGTAATTGAATCTCACATGTTAGAGCGTCATAAAATTGAATACCAATCTAGCGAAATATACTTGGGAGACTCTACTCGTTCGCGCATAAGAGACACGCTGTTGGTTCAACAGATAACAGGAAAAATAGGTAGATTTTAATCGAGGGTTACATGACCATTTATTTAAAGAATTTTTATTCGACCATCCAGCAATATTCTACGTTGGCATCAACAGCCTTCGACGAAGGACCAATACTCAATATTGCTGCAGTTGGAATCAATTCTTCTAGTATAAACACAATCGAAGTTGACCCTTTTCGTCATGGCGTAGAAATTACACAAAACAAACATGCGTATGCTGGATTATTTAAAATTTCTGCCGGAACGCCAGGTCATATAATTAGGCCTGTTTGTATAGGCGCAAACGATGATATCACAATTGTATCTTCTGAATACTATGTCGAAGTAGATCCTTTTAATCCGGTTACGTATTTAAAACTGTCTTCTTCGCTAGAACGTTCAAAAATGATAGGAACGGAAGAAGATTTTTTAGATAGAAAATTAGCATATAATGGTGTAATTGAACCTTTAACAATTAGAGCTGTCGAAGGTTTTTTGTCTAATGAACATCCTTATCAGTTACACTCTATAAAGGGAGAGTTTTTAAACGGTAACTTAAATAAGTTCTCTTTAGCTAGCGACGAAGTTTTAACTGTTGACTATATACCTAAAAAAACGATAACCTACTTAAATGGCTCACGCCTGTTTGAAAATAAAGCTTATTTTCTAGATAGGTTAATAAATCCGGGTTCGCCAGGAAGCGGAACTTTGTCAGGTTTAGTAAGTCATCAATTACCTCAAAATGGTAGCGTAAAATATTTTTTGGTTGACTTATCTGGTTCTAATATTGCTTCCAATCTAACATTTCCTTTTGATGATTCTAAAAAATATCTTCAAAGTATGGGAGTTACTACTACTACGCATGGACAGGACTTGGTAAACGTCTTTAATATCATGACAGGTTCTACTGGAAATTACGTGCCTCCTGGGAAAAAATCCGCGACAACAGGTTTTGTATATGATAATATAGGTTACGCGGGAGTAGATTCTATAGCATTTGGAGGTATGACGTACTGACATGGCAACGAGCAAAGCACTAAGGGCAGCGCCTGATAGGAAGCTAAGCGATTACGTGGCTTCAATTAAAAGGTTATTTGACGATCCAGTTACCGTGTCGGATGATAAATTTATTAAACAAAATTACATCATTACGTTCAACAGTACTGTTACCGTCGGTGGATTGAGTCCCTGGCAAGGATATTCTAGCGTCCTACCGATAGGTTTCGATTTTAAAGTTAATGGCGTAACTTATAAAGAGTTTATCGTTCAGGCTTCGGGTTGGATGATGTTAAAAGATCCCGCGGGCGGAACTTCAGGGGCAACATTCTGGATCGACGTGTTGGATTCAACTGATCCCGAAGCTGCTAATTACAATAATTCTATAATTCGAGCCGCGGGCGGCGAGTACTTTGATTACAATCATATTTTATTAGCGCCGTATTTTTCAACATCCAGGTTAGTTACACAAACAGTAGATGAATTACAAACAGCGTCTGGTGGTTATGGCGCAACAATAACTTCGACGGTTGAAGCCAATATATTAAATGGATCAGATACCAGAAATTGGCCGTATGATTTAAAAGATTATGGCGTAAGATACGTTAATGGTTTTGATTCTAAAAAAGGCAAATATTTACTAGTGCGTTGGACAACTACGTCAGTGGATCATCTTTTAAAGAAATTTGAAGTAGCCATATTTGAAAACGGAACTATTGAATATCGTTATTGGCCGCAAAAAGTGTATGAAAAACCATCGTCTTATTTGTCTAGCGCTGATGGAACAATCGGAATTTTTTGGTCTAGCTTAAATAATGGCACAAATAATTTTAGAGACTTGAGCCCGTTGTTGGACTACAAAAAATCGGAACGTACTTTATCGCAGCTCGGCGGTGTTCAAGGTAGCGATGGCTTGATCGAAAATTCGAATCAATTTTATGAACCTACGAACAGATATTACGCTATCAACGTCGACTATAACACCTATTGGCCCCGCAACGGTGCAGTTATTACCCTGTCTCCTCCTGTTACGTCAGGTAAATTTTTACCTAAAAAGATTATAGGAGAAATAGCTTCTACGCGTCCGGTAGTACGATCACCCAATGCATACGACGATAGAAAAACGATTCCTTATTCTAGTAACACATTAATTTATGCGCCCTCCACGCTACCTAGCAGATTAATCGGTGATTCAGGCGATATCGACGTGTCTCTGAGACAAATGCTGTTTGTTAGCGGAAACATGTCTATGCAAGGAAGCGTAAATAAGTCTAGCATAAATGATTTATTGGGTCAGTTAGATGCGATCGAAAAACTTGCAGAACGCAGCGATAATTCTTTCAACGAATCGAAACAAAATTACGAAGCTATAGTTTCATCAAATAGTTTTTATACGCAAGGTTCTTCTATCGAAGAATTCGGTACGGGTTTTGAAGCGCCTCTAAAATCCAAAACCCAAATAAACATTTCGCTACCTATTTCTAAGCAAACGACGATGCCGTCGTCGACTTCGTCGTTTTATTATTACGACAGACAGCTAGAACGTTGGTCGATGAAAAATCCAAACCATCCAGCTAATCCTCAAAAAATTATATCAGAACCCGAAGATAATTTAGGCTCATATGAAGTTCAGTTGGTCGCTAATCCACTTTATAGAGTTGTTGAAACTGCGCAAGGTTTCGACGCGGTGGGTAGAAAAGTAGTTTCAGGATCGAATACAACTAGTTTTGCTGTTTTTAGTAA